TGCTTCTGGATTTGTTCGCCAACTAAGCGGCTTACGTTACCAGCAGCATCGTCGCGTAGGTTAACTGTAATCTCTTGCCATTCTGGTTTACCTTGCAAATATACTTTGCTGTTGTAAACGTCAACAGTAATAGGGTTGAAGTTAACGTTAGGACGTTTGATGTCAACTACTTGTTTTGTTAATTCTGTTTTGTCAGCACTTACACCAAAGTTTTCAAAAGTAGCGCGGAAGCGATACTTCAACTTTGGCATTAGCAAACCCTGTGCTGATGCACTTTGGTTAGTTGCCAATGGTACTGTAATTCTTGTTAATGATGATACTGCCATCTTATTCTCCTGTTAAGGTATTTACCTAATTTTGGGTGAGTTAACGGGACCGGTATGGTCCCGTTATATACCTACTTTATGCGCCTAATTGCTTAATGCCACCTGGATTATACAAGCGGATTGGAATGTAGATAAACTCAACATCCTTCATTGGCTCAATAGCGATATCAACATACAACTCATTACGTGCAATACGTGTTGGTGTATTGTTGCTGTCGTCACATACTACCAAGTAGTCGTACACACCGCGCTTGCTTACCAAGTCGTTTACTGCACCACTGATAATAGTCTTCAACTGGTCGCGTGTGATCTTGTCGTTTGGTTCAAACAAGAAGCCGTTACCAACGCTAGCAAGAATTGTACGGATGTAGTTAACTAGACGAGCTACGTTTACACGATCCATTGCGCTTGCAACTGGGTTACGAGTCTTTTGACCCCATACAACTAAACCAATTCCTGGCAAGTTAGTGATTGGGTTAATCTTGTTTTCATACAAGCTATCACGTAGACCTTGGTTAACACCAATTGGGTTATACTCACCAGTCATTGCGTCAATGTAACCTACGCTGTTAGCGTTGTCAACTAAACCACGGCGTGTACCAGCTGGTGCAAACCATTGATAGCTAATGTTATCACTGTGCAAGAATGTACGTAGAGCAACGTGACTTGCTGGAACAACAATAGTGTTACCTTGCACGTCATTTGTTTGCGCTGCGCCTGGGTAGTAAACACCTAGGTACGGATCGTTTGTTGTCAAACCAGTTGCGTTATCTGTGTTGTTGCTCCAATTGATCAAATCAATTGTGTTTGGAGCTAAACGGAACGGTGTATCACCAATAATGAACGCTGTGTTTTGACGGTCGTTGTTTAGAGCAACCATGTTAGCAATAAGTTCTTGGTAACCAGGAGCTGCAATCAAGTTGAATGCGTATTGGTCTTCACGAACTGCTGTGTTGCCGTCCAATGCTGCCTTCAATGCGCTAACAACCATATGGCGTTGAGCTTGGTGACCAGCATACATGCTGCCATTGTCCTTCAATCCACTTGCGCTTACCCATGCGTTAGCCACAGTTGGCAATGAATCGTCTGGGAAGTTAGCTTCGCTGAAGTAGTTGCTTACAAAACGCTTAACGTTATAACCGCTGCGGCGTGTGTTAAACAACAATGTACCACGTGGATACAAACGATAATCAGGAGCGTCAAGATCCAAGTAATCGCTAGTCAACAAATCTGTGATAGTTGGCAAGCTGCCGCTAACTGGATCTACTGTACCTGCTGTGCCCCAACGTGCATCAGCAAAGATGATACCGTTTTGACCAACTTGGTCTGTGTTATCAATCTTAACCCATGTAGTAGAGCTGAAGCGATACAATGCTGGCCAGTTCTCTAAGTCGCTTGTGTCTAACCACAAATCGCCCGCTGCTAATGCGCTGCCACTAACTTGAGTGGTTGGCTTGCTTGCGCTAACAATAACCCCGTTGTCATCAGTCAATGACAAGTTGTAACCGCGTGCATCATTGGTTTCATTTTGGTAACCCATCCAGCCGGTTGTGGTGTTGATCATAACATCAACATCAGTAGCTGAACCGTAGTACCATAGTGTACCATCTACTGGATCTTGGGTTGGCTCATTTACACTGTATGTATATGCCAATGGGCTCCAGTTAGTTAGTTCCAATGCACCAGTTGCATTAGCTTGCACACCTGCAATAGTTGTATCAAAACCTGCATCGGCTACCGGAGTACCAGTAACGTTAGTCAATTTGATATCGCCACCGTACTTGTGAGTCAATGTGATTGTTTTAGCAGTAGTATCTGCAGAAACTGTAAGTTCAGGAATGTTTGCTGCTTGAATAGCCGCTGCAAAGTTAGCTAATCCTGTGCTGCTCAATGAGATTGAGTAAGTGGTTAGCGCACTAGTTCCAATCGAAGTTACAGTGATCGTAAATGCGTTACCAGAGGTAAATGGGTTTATACTGGCTGCTGCATTACTAGTGATCTTAGTTGCGCCTGCTACACGACGGTAGTAAGGCTTAAAGTCGCCAACAGTACCATCAGTTACATCGTAACGAACATATAGGGTACCCGCTGCAATGTTAAATCCGCCAGCAGTTGGATCCAAGTTAAAGATTGCATTGGTTGGATGGTTGTACAATGGGGCTGCTTGTGCAGTCCATGTACCTGTTCCTGCGCTGTACTTCTTGATAACAATGTCAGCACCGCCACCAATTGCGCTAGTCTTAAAGAATACGCTACCACTTGGACGTGGTGTTGTATCTGTGCTTCTCCATGCTGGAATAGCCACATAAGAACCGTATGTTGAAGTTGGTGCATTGTATGTACCAGCAGCAATACCCAATGTTGCCAATGGAGTTTGTGCGCTGTCAGCAATAACTACTGCATCGTTCAATGCCAAATCAGTTGCAAGGATTTCTAGCTTGTTGTTTACTGCACGGGCCGTAACACCTGTGATAGTTGCTGCGTTAATTGCAGTAACTACATCAGCTAATGATTTAGTAACGCTTGTGCTACCAACAGTAACGCTAGTACCGTTAATTGTGATTGCTGCTGCTGGTGATGCAGATGCAATTACTGGACTAGAAGTTGTGCCACGGATTGTAGCGTGGTCGGCTTGCCATGTACGGCTACCTAGAACCGCCCATGCGTTTGTTGTTAACTTCTTGAATGTATACCAAACGCTAGAAGAGAATCCGCCTGAACCAGCTGGGTTTAATACCACTGCGTAAGAACCAATTTCGCCAACGCTTGCTAGAGGAGTGTTAATACCACCAACGTTTGAGTATTGAGCGCTATCTGTAATAACTGCTGGAGTTACTGCGTTGAATACGCCTGCGCTAGCATCCCATTCGTTGATACCCCAGTTTGAGTCTAATAGATCTAACCAGTATGTACCATCAGCTACAGTACCTGTAGGACGGTTGCTTGTTGCTTCCAATTGAGCTAAGTCGATATCAGCACGGATTGCATATACGCGGTTACCAATGCCTAATGCACTGTAAGCTGCCATCAAGCCGTATTCGTTGCGTTCGTCGCCGTGCAATGCTGTACCAGCACTGCTTTGTTGGAATGATGGATAACCAAATGCACTAACTAACTCACGTTGGCTAGCATACGCTTGTAACTTACCTGCATTTGCTTTTGTTGTACCCAATGCAGTTGCGCCTGCTGGATTTGTTTTGTCTTGAGCGGTAGCCAAGATGACCAATGGTACAGATCCAACTGCGCCTGGTACATATTGACTTTCGTCGGTTACACTTAATTGTAAACCTGGAGAAATTAGTGCCATATTGTGTTTCCTTTATAATACACGATATCAATATTTATTTGGATATGACAAAATTGGTCCGTTACGGTGCCCTTTGCCAAGGTTTGCACATAAATACAGTATGGAACAACGCCCAATCTGCCCTACTTGCAACACTAGACCAGTTGCAGTCAACTACCTCAAGGAAGGTGTAACGCATTATCGCAAGCAATGTGATAGCTGTCTACGTAAAGGCAAGAAATTAAAGCCCAAAAGACCGGCGTGGGCACTAAGCGGGTACAAGAAAAAGCCGCAGTGTGAAAAATGCGGCTTTATTGCTAAACATCCCGATCAGTTACAGGTGTTTCATTTAGATGGTAAGTTGAATAACACTAACTGGACTAATCTCAAGACCATTTGCGCTAACTGTGCAATAGAAGTCAGTAAGAGCAAGTTACCATGGAAGACCAGTACTATACTACCAGACTTTTAAGTTGGCTGTATAGCTGATCAATAGTGCCATTGTTGTCAATGATGTGATCAAAATGTGTACCTGCCCAGCTATACTCACTGGCATGGATACCTTCTTTAGCTAACCATTCCTGCGCTTTGATATCACCTCTATTGGCTTGTTCTGCAATGCTGTACCAATGCGGAGTGATGCCACGCTGCACCCATACTACCTTAGCCGCTTGAGCTTTGAGTCCGGCGATTTCGTTGGGGAAACGACAGTCACTAATAACAATACTGTCCTTGCTGGTACGCAATTTGTTTTCTAAGCTGGCAATCCAGATGTCATCATGGAAGTGTGCTCTGAGAACGTTTGTTCCCCAGTTTTGCAATACCCAACGTGGGGTAATTGGCATACCAAGTCGGCTGCTCCACCACAGGTCAGTCTCTTCTCGCCAGAGTCTACTTTGCCCTGTGCGCCCTTCCAGCATTTCTCTATCCCATCCAAATACTGATGCCACTGCATCCTTAAGAGTGTTTGCATAGCTTTCGCGCTTAAACTCGTGGAAGTTCACCAAATAGTCTGCTGCTGTATCTTTACCTGACCCAATAAAACCACAAATTCCTATAATCATAAAAAAGCCCTTACGTATAAGGGCATTATTGCATATTGTATGCTAAAGGTCAACGGCGCATTGTGCCCGTAAAGAATGGATCGTTAATCACAATCTCTCCATCGCTACCTAACATAAAGTTTCCGCTATGCAAATCTATTCCATAACCTTTTTTACGTCCGATGTTGGATAATTGCTTAACAGTTTGAGCAAATAACATAAGCTGTTGTTCGCCACCAAGCATAGTAATTAACTTTCCGGCACGTTCGGGATTACTGTCATTATCAACTTCCCATTTCATAAATCTTTCTATGGCTTGTGCTGGTTTAAAGATTTCAATTCTATCAACTAAATCTGCCAGCATGTCGCCCAAATCGTCTGGTATCTCAAATAATCGCTCACTCTTGATTTGTAAATACCCTTGGCCGTTGAACTTAAACTTCTGCCATCCCCCAAACTGTGGCAAGAATGGGTTGGTGGGATTTTCCATACAGAAGTTAGCAAAGTCGATAAAGCTACGTTGCCCTTCAGACATCCCCCTGCTATCAGTTTCGTACCCAAATATCTTTAAGATAGTACCATCTGGTGCTAGATAAGCGTCTTGATCTTGTCCGTGGCCAAGAAACTGGTACCCTTGTTTGATCATCTCTTTCTTAATACCATCGTCCATGCGAGCTTCGTCAACTATAGATTCTGTTATAACTTCATTAATTTTCATATGATTAACCAGTCACCCATGTCATTGGAGTACCACCGTCTTGGAATCGTTTTAGTTCTTCCTCAAGTGCTGCCATTTCTTCTCTAGCTTCGCTAACCAATGCTGCACCGTTTAGAGTGGTGCCGCCCTGTGGGCCAGCAATACTTGCAAACTTGCTGTAAGCATGTCCTAGTAACTCTTTAGCAAACGCATAAGCATATTCTTGTAACCACGGCATAACACGGTAGTCGTTTAACAAGTGCCAGTCTGGTTTGTAGTTGTAGCACCATAGCAAGCAGGACTCTGCATTTTCAAAGTTAGTATCGCCTTGTCCCTGGAATGGAATCTTACGAACAATGGTTAGCTTTTTAGTAACTGGATTGAATGTAAAGTTCATGAAGCCGCCAAACATCTTCATTGATTGCTTTTGGTAATCAACAAACAACTCGTAACTAGCTAATCCCCCCACACGCCCTGCTACTAACATGTAAGTGTTTAGGTAACCTGATGCAAATGGTTCAAACTGGCTGGCCGTTGTTCCAGTTACACTACCAATACCACGGCGGTTAACTTGGCGCACTTCCATAATTTCTTTAGGAAGGATGTATTCTTGTGTTTCTGGCAATAGCTGTAAGAACGCATAGCTTTCTTCAACTGCATTACTGCTGCGTTGGCGGTACTTGACCATGGCTTGTTTGATAGCCATTTCGTAGTGTTCTTTTTCAAGTTCTACGTCTACCATACCGTCGCCTAAGCGCATACGGATGTAGTCTGTTATTTCCGCACGTTTTGCGTTGGCGCTATCGTAGTCTGCTGAATCATATTGAATATGCCCGCTACCTGTGCCTGTGTTGGATTGGAAAAGGGTATCTGTTGGTAGATTACCGTTTGCATCGTAGAGTGTTGTGTTTTTAATGGCCATAGAAAAGTCCTGTTACCAGTATTTATTACCGATAGACAGGACTTGTGGCTTACTGAACGCGGAGCAATACTACGTCTGCACTAATGCGGCCGTTTAGCTTGGTCTCTGTTGCTTTGATATCGTCCAAGAACTTGCGTAACTGGATTTTACCTGCTTTAGCAAACTCTTTCAGCTTTTCGTCCGGTTTACGTAGAGTCTTACTTGTGCTTTTGTCTGTGTCGAAGCCTTCAATGCTAGTACCTTTGATGCTGAGCTGCTTATATGCAGCGGCCACGTATTTGCCCAGCTTCCGAGTCTTAATGTTATAGACCCAGAGCTCGCCTGCTCCGATAATGTCCGCAGGATTGATAGAAACAATTTTAAGTGCAGCATCTGCTTTGGCATACTTGAGCTTTGCCACCAACTTTTCTTTGCTCGGGGCTTTCTTAACTCGAGCCTTTTTAGTTGCTTTCTTGACCCCGCGGTATTGGTCAACAGCTGAGAGCAAGTCATCGATCCAGCCAATAATTCGTTTGAAATCAGCGGCTTTAAGATGGCTATAGCCTTCTCGTACTTGGTCATCTGTTTTAGACTGTGCGAGTAATAGTTCGTCCTTGCGCTTGCGAAATAGTCCTTCATACTTTCCTAACTGGCTTTGTACTACGTTGTTAGCAACCAAGAAGTCATACAACTTGGAAGGGTTTTTAACTCCTGTTGCAATATCATCAAAGATGCCCTCAAGCTCTCCGATAATTTCGCTGGTCTTTTCGTTGAGGCGATCCTGGATAGTTGGCACGTATGCTTTAGGTTTGTCTCCCTCCGCAGTCTCTACAACTTCCGGCTCAGCTTGGTCAATGACAGCTTGTACGCTATCAATAATAAACTCAATGTGGCGTCCACGGAACGGCATACCTTGACGATGTGCCATAATCAAGCTGCACACTGTCATTGGTAGCAAACGGTCGCCTGCGCGGTTAAACGCACGGATTTCTTCTGCCGTTAGCTTGCTGTTCTTTTGCAGCCACTCGACTACATACTTCTTACAGTCTTTTTGACTGTAGTAGTAATTGTAGTAATAGAAACTCTTACGCAGAAGGTTATCAAACTTGTCTCCATCCCATTCTGCGGATTCAGCTGGCCACTCAGGCTCAGGCCCTGTGTACTTTTCATCAGCAAATGCGATGCGCTGTGCCCGCGGTGCTTTAACTTTAATCTTGATGCCAGCTACTGTTGCCATGTCTTTTTCCTTAACGTCGTTTCGGTGCGCCAATGCGCGATGCTTTGTTCCAATCGTATGCAATGCCATCTGGGCACTTGCCATCCGCAACTGTGTCTACCCCAAACACACCACATACTTCAAACTCCGGACCTTTGATTGTTACAAAGAATCCCACTGCCTTTGCAGCTTGCATAGCAGAGTCTAAGGTTTCAAACCCATCCAACTCTGTTCCTGCTTTGTTTATTAATTTATACATTTATTCCTCAATGGCTCTGCGAACCAAAATTTCTTGTTTAGAAAATGCGTCCAACTCCCAGGGCTGGTTCAAATAAGTTACTGACTTATTATAACGCTTTCCCATCCACATACGTGCATTGTTGGGCAAAAATTTCATCATACCTTTAGCAAGCTGGCGCACATGCACCATTTCGTGTGCTAGTGTAGTTGCCAAGTCGATCAGCTTAACTTTGTTGATACGTTTCTTTGGGGGCTTGATTAGCACAAGATAGCAGTCTGCAAACTCCATAAACAGGGTTGCGCCTTCCATACCATCTGGGGTATCTGCTGTTACTTTAACAAGTAATGCTTTTGTGCTATTCTGCAAGCCCAGTTGCTTGATAAAAGATGGCATCAAACTTTCCAAAAACTTTTGGGTCGTTTTGCTGTTTGACTCTACTTTGTATTCCATAACTGTATTATAGCAGCAAAACCATTTTAGGTCAAGTTAGTACAAAAGTGCAGCCATAATTTGCCAATGCTCAAAGTTTTTGCAATGCTCAGCAAACTGCACTTCTAGTTCTGTGTACTTTGATGTTACACGCCCGCGGCGCCTGCACTCAATCATTTCATTGTCTAGTGCAACCCAAGTTAGGCGTAGATTGTTGTAAAACTTCCACAGTGCGCTTTTAGCAACAATATCTTTGGTATTTTGCAATACAACTAGACATGCGTCTAGCTCGTTGTGATGTGCTTGGTGTTTGGCTTGCATAGGGCTATTATACAACAAAATGGTTAATGAGTCAAACCATAAATACTACATTGAGGAAATAGCATGGCACGTTTAAGTCTTTGGAAAGACGGTAAGCATACAAATGATTACAAGTTCTTAGATCGCAGAATTAGCGAAATGTACACCATTGGCGGAACAGGCGTGTTGCTGCACAAATATTTGGGACCAACTGAACAAACTGGTAGCACTGATGCTACTAAGCCTGTTTACACTAACCAAAGTGAAATGAATATCCAAGACTTGTTGTTCTTGGAAAATAGGGATCGCAAATATGATACCAGCGTATACAACATGCGCGGGCAGTATCAAGTAGCAGATAACAGTTTTGACTTGAGCCAATTTGGTTTGTTCTTGCAAACTGGCACACTGTTTATGACGTTCCACTTAAACGACATGATTGATAACATCGGGCGCAAAATCATGAACGGCGACGTTCTTGAACTTATGCACTTGATGGACTATAACAGTTTGGATCAAAGTACTCCTGTTGCACTAAAGCGTTTTTATGTTTGTAGTGATGCACAATTTGGCAGCGAAGGGTTTACCCCAACTTGGTGGCCACACATTTGGCGTGTTAAGTTGAACCCTCTGACTGATAGTCAAGAGTACAAAGATATTCTTAAGAATATCCCAGGCGGGACAAACACCACTACACCAGTGGGAGACATTTTGAGTACTATCCAGAAATATCAAAACATCAATGACGCTATTATTGCTCAAGCTGAGTCTGACGTACCAGCTTCGGGATATGATACTAGCGGCATTTATATTCAATCCAACACCCCGCCAGATGTTGCTAGCAATACTCCAACAGACAAAGTACACGGTTACTTGACTGGTGACGGGCTAGCGCCAAATGGCATTGCTGTTGCTGCCGGAATTGCATTTCCTGGTACTCCAGACGAAGGTGATTATTACTTGCGTCTGGACTATGTACCTAATAGACTGTTTAGATTCGATGGCAGTCGTTGGGTTAAAATTGAGGATGCAGTTCGTACCAACTTAACCAATGGTCCAGAGAATCACACTCTTCGTAGCAGCTTTGTTAACGACACTAGTACCTACACTGACCACAGCGGCGGTACGCACACTACATTGCAGGGTCTAAGTAAGATCCTTAAACCAACGGCAGATAATTAATGTACATCTACAAGTTTACGCATATTGCCAATCGTAAAAAATCAAAAGGGAATACATAATGGCACAGGCCTATTTTTATGACGGGCAGATCCGTCGATTCGTAACACAGTTCATCCGCATGATGAGCAACTTCCAGGTGGAGTTTGGCAAGGACCGCAACGGTGCCATTGCGCTACAACGTGTGCCTGTTGTATACGGAGATGTTAGCAGACAAGCCGCAATGATTCTACGCAACAATAGTGAGAACAGTTTAAACGCTGTGCCCGCAATGGCTGTTTATATTAATGGACTGCAATACGATCAGTCTCGTATGCAAGAGCCGTTCTTTGTTAGCAAACTAAACTTACGACAAAAGAGTTATGATCCAATGACAGGCGAATATGGTACTACCCAAGACAGTGCGTACACTGTTGAGCGTATGATGCCTGTGCCCTATAAGCTAACATTGAAGTTGGATATCTGGACTAGTAATACTGAGCAGAAGCTGCAACTAGTTGAGCAAATTGGTGTGCTGTTCAACCCTAGCATGGAAATTCAAAGCACAGACAACTATATCGACTGGACTAGCTTAACCGTGGTTACTCGTACCGACCTAAGCTGGTCGAGCCGAAGTGTACCAACAGGTGGCGAAGAACCAATTGATATTTGCACAATGACTTTTGAGATTCCAATTTGGATCAGCGGTCCTGCAAAAGTCAAACAACTTGGGGTTGTACAAAAGATTATCACTAGCATTTTTGATGCCAATGGTAACTTAGACGAGAACGCCATGGCTGAAAGTAATTTGTTAGCACGTAAAATGCTAACTCCGCTGCACTATAGCGTACTGTTTACCGGCAATACTCTAAAGCTACTAAAGAAGAATGAAATGTCTAATGCAGACGGCACAGATAAGATCGGCACTGCTGATTTTTGGAAGCCACTGATTGGCATGTACGGTAGTCTCAAAGATGGTGCAAGTCAAGTTCGTTTACAGTTAGCAGTAGCATACGACGAAATTGACGGAGTAACTGCAACCACTGAACTAGTGGGCACCATTGCTTATCATCCAACAGATGATACCTTATTGTTGTTTACGCTAGACACAGACACTGCGCCAGCTAACACTTTGGACCCAATTGACGCTATCATTGACCCACGAAATGTTAACGTAGATGACAACAATTTATTAACACCAACTGCGGGCACACGATATCTTATCTTAGATGGAATTGGCACTGGCACCGCAGTATGGGGCAACTTAACTGCAAACGCAAACGATATCATTGAGTTTAACGGAACCAATTGGACCGTAAGTCTTGACAGCACTGATCACTCTACGTTAGAATACGTTACTAACTTAACCACTGGTGTTCAATATAAATGGCTTGCAGGTAACTGGACCAAGAGCATCGACGGTGTATATCACGAAGGCGAATGGTCAATCATACTGTAGGCGTAGGAGCTTTATTCTACAGCCAGAAAACAAAACGTTATTTGTTTGTGTTACGCAACGGACACAAGCATAATGGCCATTGGGGACTAGTTGGCGGTAAGGTTGAAAAAGACGAAACTGCTATCCAAGCACTAGGTAGAGAAATCATCGAAGAGATTGGTCCAGTTGAATCAAACAAGATCATTCCCTTAGAACACTTTACTAGTGATAACGCTAACTTTGAATATCACACATATCTGGTTACAGTAGAGCGTGAATTTGTGCCTGAACTAAATCACGAACATAGAGGGTATGCTTGGACCAGCATTGAGGATCATCCTAAGCCACTGCATCCGGGTGTGTGGCGCACATTTAATTTCCAAAGCGTGTTGGAAAAGATCAAAACACTAGAGAGTATCTTATAAATCTACTTCGTTTACAAATTGGTTAAAATCAATTTGACGTAAGTTAGGTGCCCACTTCCATTCTTCAGGAAGCCTAAACGAGTCAGTTGGCTTAACTCGTACAAAATCAACATCAGGGTAGGTGTTAAATACTTGCAACATTGTCTGAACATAGAACGCCTCGTTGTATCCATCTTTTAATTCTGGATATCCATTGGTATCTTGGTACAGGTTGTAGCTATGCGTTGGAGTATCTACTCCGTCAAATCCCACTAAGTAGACTTTAGCGTGTCCGTCAAAGCAGGCCATGTATGCCGCCATCGCGCCGCTGTTCCAACATGGGTCTTGCGGAATATAGTATAGGCGGGTTGGATCTGCACTAACGTAAGATCTATTTGCATAGACAATATTAGCTGCTGTGTAGTTGCTATCCATTACTTCATTGAGAATTTCAGGTCTAGTAACAACCAAGAAATTTGGACGGAAGTCTCTATGCAGTGCATTACAACCGTATGTTTGCAAAGCGCCTAATGCTGGTACGCCGTTTTTGTGATGCTTAATAGCTTCAAGGTTAAACTTGCGGCGACTTTCTCCATTGCCAATTACTAGTGCCTTTGTCCCATACTGCGATGCAGTTTGACTAGGAGGAATTGTAATCTGCTCGGAGGTCCATGCTCCACTAGTTAGATCGCGAGTATCGTTAACTCGCTCTCCAATGTAGGTGCTACGGTATAATGGTTGTATTGTCTTCATACCGTATTTATTGCTTTACTTGCTATAGAAGTTATCGTACAAGAATTGGTAGTGAGTAGGCAATGTCTCAATATGTGCCATTACTTCTTCTTTGTGCTCTAGCCACTTATCGTAGATTGTGGCTCGAAGTTCAGGCGACTCGTGACGTCTCACATCCTCATATCTTATATAATTTGGCTCCACGGGATTGTATCCCTGCCCTGCTGCAATATACAAAATCCCGCCCATGTTGTTATCAAATGTTCGAGTGCGGTGCATACGCATACCCAAGTCAGATGCAGATCGTACATCGTGTGCCAATCCAGACAAGTTAATAGTCCCGCCCATCGCTCGTGAATACGTTAAATCGCCTGTAACTTCTTTCCAGTACGGAGTATCGTTACGACAGCTTAGTGCATAGTGCTGACTAATAAAGTCTTTGAATCCTAGAATCTGTTCTTGGAATCCATAGTTAAACAAATCAACATCGTAGTTACTAACAATGCCGTTACGCATTAACAGAGTATTGCATAATTTAACAATGCCTTCGTGTGTTAGCATCAGTCCTGTACTTTCCAGTGGCTCAATGAAGCCATTAGCAAGACCGATGCCCACTACGTTTTTAACCCATGCACGCTCATGAACACCGTGCTTGATCTTAATGTGTCGCACTTCGCATGATTCTGCTCGCTCTGCGTCCGGAAACATCATGCGATTGCTCTTTAGATGTTTGCGAAACTGCGCTTCTGCTTCTTCTTCAGTGGCATGTTTGCTGCTGTACACATAGCCTGTGCCGATGCGATTCCATAGCGGAATGTTCCATACCCATCCGCACTCAATAGCAGTGCATGATGTATAGTTTTCCATTTCTGCTTCTTTGTCAATATACGGAATGACTGTAGCAATCGCTCTGTCATTTAACAGTGTGTCATGGAAGCTAGTGAATGGCTCTTTGAGAGTTTGCTCTAATAGCAGACTCTTAAATCCAGTGCAATCAATAAACAAGTCTGCTTCTAGATATCCACTGTTCTCTGTCCCAATTTTTTCAATTGATCCATCTTCTCTCTGCACAACATCAGTTACTGTATCTAGTAAGTGCGTCATCCCACTCGGCAAGCACAGATTATCTCTAAGCCATGCGCCAAATAAGGTGGCATCCATGTGATATGCTGTGTCTTCACTAAAATTAAACCCACGAATTTTGTAATCCTCGTTTCGTGTCATTTTATTCTTATCCGTCATTAATATGCTGTCGTGATAAAACTCTGCAAAGTTGCTGGGATCAAGATTACCACGGTCGGCTGCTGCTAGGAACCATTCCATTGGGCCGCGAGGTTTATCTGTGAAATCTAAGATGCCAAAAGGATAATGAAACTTGTGCGGCTCCTCCTTTGGGTTTTCTCTAAAGTCAATGAACTTGATACTGGTCTTATATGTTGCATTACATGCTGCCATCCAGTCTTCGTCCTTAATGCCAATTAATGCCAGATATTGATTAATATGTCCGATGGTACTTTCGCCCACACCAATGATAGGAATGTTAGGACTCTCAATGAGAGTTAGCTTAATGTTAGGTAGAAGCCTGGCTATTGCCGCCGCTGTCATCCATCCACTTGATCCACCGCCCACGATGGTAATTGATTTTACGTTATGGTGCATTTTATCTCGCTATGTAGTTTATTGTGATTACTAATCGTCTGTCATGCTCTGCTGGCTTAGTGCTTGCATGGAATCTAAGACCATCAAATACGCAAACACGACCTTTCTTTGGACTGCAACGTTGGGCTACAGTAAATTTATTGTTTGCCACAAAATCATAAAGTGCCTGCTCAGTGATATTTGATTCTTGTATTTCTGCAAGTGTTTGGTCAAATATCACTGTGTCTCCGTCGCTATCACTGATGTAGTAACATGCAGTATAGTGTGGCATTGTGAAGTCCACGTGCGGAGTATTATGATCATATCCTTCTTTGAGTGTTTGACTTAGATATCCAATTCTAATGCGTAACAGTTGCTCGATAGTGTGACCTGCTGCTTCAGTGATTGCATATACAATTGGCTTAATGAACGGAAACCACTCGCTTGGATTTGCGCCAAGGTCATACGCAAGATGTACCATGCCAGAATTATTGCCGTAGCTCTTGTTAGTGACATCATTGATGTAGTGCCACGGAAATGGGGTACTGGTTACATCAAATTCAATTTGATCTGCATACCCTTGTGGGATTATTTTATCAAAGATCTGTATGTCAGACATTATTGCTTTCTAATTTGCAGAGCAGAATCAACATCCTGCATACCAAATGTGCGCTCACATTCGTGACAGTCCCAGCACTGATTGCGACATGTGCGCAAAATCTTTTCCAGTCGTTTACCCGGATCAGTTGCCCAAATTCCTGTGTACGGCTTATAGGTAGTTTTAAAGTCTTCTTTGGTATGTCGAGTGTCAATCCAACCAGGGATCCAGTTGTGCATTGGACCTGCGTTATTGTCAATTACTTCGTTAAAGTCGTCTGCATAAACAGTTTTCCCCACAAAGCTAATACTTTGCTTAAACTTGTTAACATCGTCGTAGTACCAACATGCTTTCATGTATTTGGCATCTTCTGGTTTAAACATTGGAGCAGTTAGTCGCCCTGAATATTTAAAAATATCCACTAGCTCTGCAAACTCTTTAAATGTATCTGCTTGCCCTGCTACTAAATTAATTCCGCTGCGTGGGAGAGCTGCAAAGTCTTGATGTTGTCTCCAGCCATTACAACTTAAATCTGCAATGCTTTTAAAATACTCAGTACCAATTACTTCACCAACACTGTCATGCTCTTTCTTAAACGGGCAGTGATAGATACAAGCCTCAGCAACCAGCAAACTTGTCATTAACTTCTTCTGCGGATTGAGACTGTTTAAGTAATCCTGTGCCCTTTTGATGCGCTTTAGTTCGCGGATGTTACGGTTCAAACTACGATCTAATAGAATAGTATTGTAGCCCAAGTATGCGTAATCAATGAACTGCTGTGCGTCAGCTACAATTTGGTTCACTGTGCTTTTCCAACGCATGTCAGGGCAACGCTGTTGTAGGATACCCATGCGTAGGATATGTTCGCTGCTCATTGTGCAACTACGCAGGCCGCGATCGTAATAGCCGCCAATCCATTCTACAAATTGATCTCTTACTGATTGATCAAAAGCAACTTCGTGAGGCACTTCAACTGTATTAAATGTTAAGCTGATTTCGACACCGGTTTCTTCTTGTAGCTTGAACAAATAATCAATTTGCTCGTCGCTTGCTTCAACGCCCATTGGGTTGCCGCAGCGTTTTTGTTGACCATTGTATTCATAATAGAAGAATTTTCCAAAGTACACATCGTGCAAATTTGCCAAGTACTTTGGGTCGGCATTTTTCATTGTTTCATAAAATACGCCAGCGTGTTCACCATGAAATCGATCGTAATGTGCGACCGAAAACCGTTTATTGAAATCCATAAATCACCTTAGGGTTAAATATTGCCCTGCATACCTGCTTGAATTGATTCCCAATGTCGCAAGTTCCACTCGTATACTGCTTGCGGATCATCTTTCGGAATCGCTGCTTTAACACTAGCAATGTGCGTTGCCCAGGGCCCACTATTACTTATCGTACCTGTAGCCTGTAGCTCTTTAAAAAGCATATCCATTTGGTTTCCTACTGGAGTATATGCAATACCTCTAGCAACCTGGTAAGCTGTTTCTGCAAAACCCGGCAGCTTAGTAATATCAAATTTGGTAATGGTACCATCTTCGTTGTATAAATCGTGTGTGGTTGTTCCATCGGGGACGTCAACCCATTGAAAATCTGTGTGTACTTCAAATTCTTCCCCAATTTCTCGAATTTCGCAAATTCGACCTTGTTCTGTGTTATGTAAAAGTGCTCGTAATGTCATTTCATTTTTCCTTTTGATTATCTATAAGCGTAAACTATAACTAATCCAGCTTGTCCGTATTCACCAGCACTGTGGCCACGTGGGTGCTGGTATCCCCAATCTGTTACGTTGCCAGGGCCACCGGTGCCCGGGGCGCCAGTGGATATACCGTGTTGCACGTTCCATCCTAGGTTACTGTGATTTCGTATGTGCGCCTGTGCTCCGCCAAAATAGCTTGCGCCGCCTAGCGAGCTAAGTGATCCATGACCAACGCTGTTGGTGTGTCCCCAACCTCCGCCGCCTTGTACATGCACTGCTTGACCCGACGCACTATTACCACCATGGCCGCCGCTGTGGCTGTATTGTTGATTAGCCCCATATCCGCCGATAGCGCTCATATATGTACCAAAGCTGCTTGTACCGCCTTGACCTGCTGCTGAGTAGTAAGCAGCATAGCTGCCGCCGCCGCCCACTGTGACTGCAACCGATCCTACGCCACTTACGCCAAAAACGTTTTCTGCATAACACCCGGCGCCACCGCTTTCGCAATAGCCGGCTCCGCCGCCGCCGCCGCCGACTAATTTGACATGTACTACTGTTGCGCCGGGATTAGTCCACGTCCCACTTTGCCTAAATGCCTGGATATCAATTAAATCGCCGCGGTCCGACCCGTTGAGCGCGAGGCCACCATTTAATCGTGAAGTCTGCGTTGTTCCATTACTAAATGTAATGCCGCTTGCACCTAATGTTACTGCCATGTTTTATCCTTATGTGTATGCGATTATTACGCATACTCCAGCTGTGCCAGTGGTTCCGGCGCCGCCGTCATTTGTACGTCCACCAGTTGCGCCTGATCCCCATGCTGGTCCGTTATTTGTTGCAGTTGTGGAACCCCTATTGTATACACCAGTTCCACCAAAGAAACTGGCGCCACCACCTGCTGTTGCTGCATGACTTGCTGAATTTCCGTGGCCTGCACCTGTTCCGCCAACGGTTGACAGTTGTGCTCCACCAAAGCTGTTACCGCCATGTCCGCCGCCATGGCTGGAGTTATTATTTGCCCCGTGCCCACCCGAGGCCGACAACAATGACCCAAAGCTAGTTGTGCCACCTGAACCGGCCGCTGCATAATATCCAACGCCACCACCTCCACCTCCAATTGTTACTGTATATGTTGCACCCGGAGAGACTGCGTATGTGCCTTCTGCGTAGCCGCCAGCACCACCGCTTTCACAGTAGCCAGCACTGCCGCCACCACCTCCTTGTACCTGCACTAATAATCGAGTACAGTTAGCCGGAACGGTATATGTACCCGTTGATGTAAACATCTGAATACTAATCGGCTGACCTCTGTCAGAGTACGTTGTTGTTTGAGAAGATCCATCACTAAACGTAATGCCGCTTGCACCTAATGTAATTGCCATATTATTCCTTAAGAGTAAGCATATACTACAATAATGCCGGCTGCTGCTGTTTTGCCGCTGCCGGCGTTACTAGTCGTTCCGCCACTGGCACCCGCGCCTGGTGCGCCTGGACCAATTTGTTCGCCACCGCTATGTCGTGTTCCCATGCCACCACCGTAGTATCCACTAACCCCTCGGGCGCCATATGCCCCGAATCCGTTTGTGTGGCCCACGCCGCCGCCGCCTGCGATTGTTATTTGGCCGCCTGAACCAGTTCCGCCATGTCCGCCAGTATGACTGTAGTTTGCGTTTGCTCCGTAGCCTCCAGTGGCCGTAACCAATCCCGCAAAACTGCTGGTACCACCTGTGCCGCCTGCTGCGTAATATCCAACCCCGCCGCCACCGCCACCTACTGTAACTGCAAATGTCTGTCCAGGGCTTATTGCATGAATTAATCGTTCTGCGTAACCGCCTGCGCCACCGCTCTCAAAATGTCCGGCGCCGCCACCGCCTGCGCCATGTACTTTAACCAATAGTTTCCTACACGGAGTTGGCGCAGTATATGTGCCGCTGGCTGTAAAAGTGGTAATAGAGACTAATTGACCATAGTCGTTGTTGGATGTAGGTGACCCGTTTTGTTTAGAGCCATCGCTGAATGTTAGTCCGCTGTTGTCAATTGATACTGCCATAGTTTATTTGAGTTGTTTCTTAATTGTATTTACTTCTTGACGCAATTCTTTAATTGCTTCTACTAATAAAGGAACTAGTCGTTCGTACTGCACAGTTAAGTAGTTTTCTCCACTCTTGCTGTTGCCATTTACATCTCTGTCAAATGGTGCTAACGCCACTGCTTCTGGTTGTACTCGTTGAACAGCTTGAGCACTTAGGGCAACCTGTTGTGTGGTATTGTTAAATCCAAGTTCCCTGGCTAGATCGTTTTCTACATACAAGAAGCCACTTAGTTGATCTACTTTATCTAGCGCATTTTCAATCTTACTAATCTTTGTCTTCAATCGTTCATCGGAATAATAAGCTGTAACTGTTGTGGTTGCAGTAATTGCACCAGTTACTGCAAGAGGAACAATTGAATATACCCCGTTTGTTGAAATTCCCAATGTCGCCCCAGCGGCCGAAGCGGTGCCGTTTGGATGAATACCAATTGTGTCTGCGCTACCAATGCCCGCAGTACCTTGAAAATAACTGATACCGTATGTTGACGCATTACCAAAATACCAAATTGGGTTCCTGGCCCCACTGAAGTATACTGCATTATTGAATCCGCTGTTACCACCTGATGTTACTGCACCACTGGCTGTAACTGTTGTTGCACTAACTGAGCCACCACTTAGGTTAGTTGCAGTAGTTGCTGATGTTGCTGACGCGGCTGTTCCGCCAATGCTCAACCCAGCTGCTGTGCCAGTTAACCCAGTACCGGGTCCACTTATTGCGCCTGACACAGTAAGAGTACTTGCCATGGAAATGGCGCCAGGGAATGTGCCTGCGCCAATATCTGCTGCGGTTAATGTAACTGCGCCCGTTCTACCCGCAACGCTTTGCACAGGGCTAGCTGTAGCAACAGAACCTTGTGGATCCCATACGCCCATACCTGCATCATATACGTAGGTGACGTTGTTGTTTGTGTATGTTTGTCCGTTTGTGGGACTTACTGGAAAAGCCATTAAAATCTCCCTACTACTACTTCAATAGTAGCTATGTTGTTAGTTCTGTTTTCACCTAGTGCCTTACCAATAATGCAACCAGGTTTATATAGTGCAGTCTCCATTCTTTGAGCTACACCAGGAATACCAGATGTAACTAGAATATCACCTTTATTTACGATACCAACTACTTTACACGGAACACGTCCGGTAAACGCAACCGGTAAACCAATTGCTTCGCTGTTCATTAAGTAAGCTGGGTTAGTAGAAATCACACCTGCTACTCTAGTGTCATGTGACAAGTTAGTTGCTGTAATTTCTTCTTCGCCGCCGAACACAACCACTGTACCAGGCTCGTATGATTGATCACTTGCGTAGTTTTCTGCCAAGTCAGCGTATTTTGCGCTGCTCGCTAAACCAATGAAGTTAGCTGCTGTTAAGTTAGCCGATCCATCGCGCAATGCTAGTGTGTTAGCTGTTGCTGTAGTAGCTGCGTTAAATAATGCGCTGCTGATGTTTAGCCAGTTGTAGGTGCTACTTACGTTATCGTAAACATATTTGTACATAGTACCAGTGTTACCACGGAACCATTCATCGCCCTGGATTGGGTTTGCCGGAGCGGTATTACCAGAGAAGTTGGTAATCAATGGTCTGCTCGAACGGGTTACGTTTCCAGTAAATGCACCACCAGCAAAGGTTGGGCTTGCACTTGTTCTAATATCTTGCGGATCATTAATAGTAATAGTGCTGCCACTTGCTGTTGCAGTTACACCATTGGTACTCGCAAAAGTTAGCGTGCCGCTGCCAGCGACTGATCCTGTGCCACTTGTGCCAGCTAGCGAGAATCCAGATGAGGTAATGCTTGCAGTAGTTAACGCAGTAACACGACCATACGCATCGGTTGTAATAACCGGAATAGTAGTTGTGCTACCCACTGTGGTTGCACCCGGGCCCGTTGTTGGCAAGGTTACTGCAACTGATCCAGTGGATGCCGAAACAGTTAGATTGCCTGCGCCCGAACTTGATAATGCAGTAACTCCGCTGTTTGTAACGGTTACAGTAGATCCAGAAATTGCAGTAGTGATACCTGTGCCACCAGCAACAGTTAATGTGCCACCACCTGCTACTGTGCCTGACCCACTTGTGCCAGCTAAAGAAATAGTTGTGCTTACTGCGTTGCTAGTTACGCTGGTCACGCGGCCTTTGCTATCAACGGTGATAGTCGGGATGCTAGTTGCACTACCATATACGCCAGCGGTTACCCCACTTGCTGCTAGTGTTGCAGAGATTGATCCACTTAGTGATCCACTTGCTGTTACATCACCAGTTAATGTCAATGAGCTAGAGATAGCATTGGTTGTGATACTAGATACGCGACCTTTGCTGTCAACTACAATAGTAGGAATACTTGTTGCAGATCCGTAGTTACCGGCTGCTACACCAGTTGCTGTTAAGCTCAATCCTGCATTTGCACCGCTCGGAATGTTAGCAGTAATATCGCTAGTGTTGGCTAACGTAGTCGATGTGAATGGGCTACCGTTCGCAAAGTTTAAACTGTTGGTATATACTCCGCCTGCATATAAACTGCCACTTACACCAACGCCACCTGTTACACGTAATGCGCCGGTTGTGGTATTAGTTGCTGCTGTTCCTTGTTTCAGTGCTAGGTATCCGCCATTGCTTGCATTACCGTGGAAACGTGCAACTTCTGCGTTGGCAAAGAAACTGCCAGTTGCAACAACAATGTCTCCATAAGCCCCCGTATGATCTGTTGCTAATACCAAATTGCCGCCTAGTCCCGAATCGGCACCGGCACTAGCAAACAAATAACCATCATTGGCGTTAGTGATAGTATATGCAGGATCTGCAAACAAGTTGCCAGTGAAGCCCATGTCCATAAATCCAGTAACACCATCAGTGGTGTTGTTTGGATATGCCACAATATCTGCCGAGCCTGTAGCGTTTGTGTTGATCAATGCTGTTTGCACAAAGAACTGTCCTGCATCTAGTGCTTGACTTGATTGTGTGGCAATAATACTCGGGTTAGTTAATAGGGTGTTGCTAGCTTGGTAACCAAAGTATGCTGCGCCGTTTACGTTGATTGCTCCACTGATACCGACACCGCCCGTTACAACCAATGCACCCGAGTCCACTGTTGTGCTCGGAGTGATATCTAGAATGTTAATTGATCCAAGATCTAGTGTGTCGTAGATAAGGCCAGGATCTGTAAAATTGATAGTAGTTGCAGTTGGTTCACTAGCCACGTTACTAAACAATGTCCAGTGGTTATTATTATGGTTACGCACAAAACCAGTATGCGCATACACGTTAGATGCGCCACCAACAAAGTGACCGTAGAACCCGGTTTCAAAGTTATACGGGAATGGACTTCCTTGGAAGTATACCATCGGGCTACTTGTGCTTAATGTACTGGTGCTGATCGCAATTAGGTTCGGCGTGTATACATTACCAACTACGTGAAGGTCACCGCCGATGTATTGTGTACCTCCGACCCCAACGCCGCCTGTTACAACCAATGCGCCGTTACCACTGCCTGTGCTAGTAGTATTGTCAGTGATAGTGGTTATACCAGTTACGCCCAATGTACCATTAACTTGTGCGGGACCGTTTGTAGTGATTCCCGCAAATTGCGGTGATGCTGTTGTGCGTAAATCTTGAGGACTCGAAAGGCTTACGTTAGTTCCGCTTACGGCAGAAACAAATCCATTAGTGCTTGAGAATGTCAGTGACTGGCTCGCCAATGCTACTGCACCAGTACCTGTAGTACCAGCAATATCAAGAGTGGTGCTAATGCTTGCTGTGCTTAAAGCAGTTATGCGACCATACGCATCGGTTGTAATAACAGGGATAGCACTTGAGCTACCAACTGTTGTTGCTCCGGGGCCTGTTGCCGGTAATGATAAAGTAATTGCACCAGTAGATGATGACACTGTTACATTGCCTGCGCCGCTGCTTGCCAGTGAAGTTACGCCAGCGTTGGTAATTGTGATTGCTTGTCCACTTGCGCTTGTGGTAATACCAGTTCCGCCTGTAATAGCAAGTGATTGGCTTGCCAATGCCACTGTGCCTGTACCAGTTGTGCCACTAGTACTTAATGTGGTGCTAATACTTGCAGTAGTTAATGATGTTACACGACCATACGCATCAGTTGTGATAACAGGGATAGCACTTGAGCTACCAACTGTTGTTGCTCCGGGGCCCGTTGCTGTTAATGCAATGCTTGCACCGCTAATTGTTAAGTTGCCCGTGCCACTGCTAGTGCTTACCACACGGTTGCCCGAATCGAATACCGACCCTGCGTATACCGCGCCACTAATACCTGCACCGCCTTGTACTACTAATGCACCAGTTGTGGTATTAGTACTTGTTGTTCCGCTGGCCGCTACAATGTTTCCAATGTTAAATAGTATTCCGCCATTATTGATTGGGCCACCAGTATATAGTGCGCCACCAATGCCGGCTCCGCCAGCAACAGTCATTGCGCCAGTGGTAGTACTGGTACTCGATTGACTGTTTGATATAGTTACTGTACCAGCCGACGAGAGTGTGCCGCCAGACAGTGTTGCGTTAGTTATTGTAAGATTTGCGAATGTTACTGATCCTGTGGTTCGCAAATCTTGTTGATTAGAGATTGTCAACGTGCTACCACTTGCGACAACCGATACGCCATTTGTACTCGCAAACGATAATGATCCGCCGCTAGTAACTGACCCTGTTCCGCCAGTGCCAATTAATCCAAATGTAGTAACGGCTGTGTTTGTAGTTACCGCAGTAAGTCGACCTTTGCTATCAACAACGATAGTCGGTACAAGAGTGGCAGAGCCGTAAATGCCAGCTGATACGCCAGTTGTGTTTAAACTTAATCCAACTTCTGGGCCGACAGTTGCATTAGCCGAGATATCAGCAGTGTTACTAATACTTGTAACAATAGACGCACCATTAGTGAACAAGTGATGATCACTGTAAATTGATCCAGTTGTTGCATCGATGTTTGCTAGGCCAACTGTAAGCCCATTGTGTACTACAAAATTTCCGTTTGCCATAGTTCCATATATCCCTGCTGGCGGTTAAAATAAATTATAAATTTAAATTAACACATACTCCTTGCTTACGCGAACATTAGTGTTAGCGTTAGCGGCTATAAAGTTTACGTTAACATTACCGCCACTTACTGTAGCCGATAAGACGCCAACGTTTCCATTTGTTTGCACAATACCATAAGTGGTAATTGTTGCTGTTGTTCCGTCATGGATAACTAATGCTTCCATAACTTGATGTTTTCCTGTTACTGTAGCTTGAATCAAATACTTTGCACTGCGGTATGCTGCAAGAGCAAACGCATCTACTAATGTTACTACGTTAATACCAGTCACTGATGTTGGAGCTGCTTGTCCAACCCATGCACCGCTTAGGTCCATGGTTCGCTGCAAGGTTAGGCCAGTTGGTCCACTATAGAACTCAATGCCCGATGTGTTATCTGTGCCAATAGCAACGTGACCATTGGAGCTAGATAACTGTGTAATTTCGTTAGTTGTTGTTAGCTTGCGAACGTCAATTACTGTGCCTGCACCCGGTGCAGTAGTAAATGTTAGGACGTTGGCAGTAATTGAGTAGGCTAACACTGGTAACTGTATGATACCGTTTATGCTAACAATACAGTTGTTGGTTGTCTGATTAGACGACAATGTAAAGTTTACTTGCGATCCGGTTCCGCTAAACTGCTGGTCACTAATTAAAGTGAACTGTGTACTTACTGTACTCCATGCACCTTCACTACCACCAAAGTACTCAATAGCGTTTAGTGTAGTGTTGTATCGGAACATACCCGGTACGTCTGTACCACCTGTGTTTCCAGGGCGCTGACCGCTTGTACCTGCTGGCAACATCATACTGTCGCTGCTGTTAATAAACAACTTAGCTCCACGAACTAAGGTACTAACTGTTGCAGTATTACCAATCAAGACTTGATCGTATGTGCCATCTGGGCGAGCCCAAATTAGGTTGCTGCTGTTTACGCCAGCGACCTTAAAGTCCATCCCTGCTGTTTGGCTGCTGTTGATAGTAACTGCCTTACCAAGGACTGCATTGCCGGATACTAAGCCTGTGCCTGCTACCGAAAGGTTTGCTCCTACATAAACGTTTCCGCTTACACCAACACCGCCACTTACACGCAATGCACCAGTTGAGGTACTTGTTGCGTCAGTACCTTGAGTTAACTGAAGGTAACCGCCGTTGCTGGTATTGCCATGGAATCTTGCAACTTCTGCAGATGTGTCAAAGCTACCAACCCCAATTACTACATCATTAAACGTACCAGCTTCACTTGTTGCTAGCACTAAGTTACCACCAAAGCCCAATTGTGGTCGAACAATTACATAACCATCATTTGGCTTAGTGATAGTATAGTTAGGGTCGTTAAACTCACTACCGGTCATACCCAAGTCTGACCAACCACCAGTGTCTGTACCGTTGTCACCATATGCAGAGAAGTCTGCTGAGCCAGTGCTAGTGGTATTCAACATATACATCTGTGCAAAATCCCCTACTGCATTAACTGCCGCAATAGACGAGTTAGACAATGCTGTAGTCAACGATGCTTCACCTACGTTTAGTGTCCCTTTAACATACGCATCTCCACCAATAGCTGCGCCACCATTTGGAATAATAAATGCAGCGTCGGTTGGGTTCAATAAAGGGGCAGTAGATGCAACAACTAGGTTACCAAGAGTGGTAGCTACCCCAGTGACCTCAATATTTGTAAATTTAGCCGAGCTTGGGTCTGTTTGCCCAATGGCCATTGAGTTAATGCTACCACCAGTTAGTACTGCATTAGCTGTACTAAAGTTAGTTACGCTCAGGGTATCAGCGTCTACTGTAACGCCAGTAATCAAGCCGCCAGTGATGTAGGCATTTGATGTAAAGAAATTGTTAGTTGCAACATCTGTAAGGTCGATTAGTGTACCACCAATGATGTTTGCAGTGTTAGCTGAGAATGTACCAACGTGGAATGTAATTGCATTACCAGTAATTCCAGTAATTTCTCCGCCATCAAAGTTTACGTTACCTGAGAAAATATTACCAGCCGCAATTCGGTCTACCGATATGTTACCAACAATAATGTTACCAGACTGAATTCTTACGTTCGATGCACTAAAGTTAGTGGCGTGCCAATAAGTTGCTGCACCTGTTACGCCAGTAATAGACCCACTTGTAATTGCCGCAGTACCGTTGAATGTACCAACAAAGGTTGATGCCTGGATTGTGTTTGTTCCTGGATTCATTGTGATACCAGGAGTAACAAATGCAGAGCTGTTACCAACGGTTGATCTATCAGTGAACATTGGGTAGAAGTTCGCTGTGTTAGTTGTATCTGTTACTTCAGAATACAAGCTAACGTTAGCTGTGCTTGCTGTACCAGTTAGTACACCAACAATATTTCCACTGCTAAAGTTATCAACATGGAATGTAGTTGCTGCACCAGTGATACCCGTAATTGATCCACCTGTAACTAATGCGTTACCGGTTGCGAAATTAGTTGCTTGTAAGTGACCAACACCTTGCAAGTTACCGCCACTGATTTGTGCATTACCTGTACTAAAGTTGGTCGCGGTTAAAGTAGTTGCTGCACCAGTGATGCCTGTAATCGATCCGCCAGTAGCTTGAATGTTACTGGTAGTAAACTGCCCAATTACCTGTTTGTTAAAGTTCCAGCTATCTGTAGCTGACGCATACACTAGGCTAGCTGCTGCTCCGTCGACTGTAATGCCTGCGCCGTTTGCTGCTGCTGCACTGCCTGCACCTTTAGCCACAGTAATATTTAAATCTGTTACGTCCAATGTCTGCGACTGAATAGCAGTCATTGTACCTTGAACTGTTAGGTTACCAACAACTACTGCATCCGCACCAACATATAAATTGCCACCAATGCCTGCGCCGCCAGTTACAATTAGTGCGCCAGATCCGGTTGAGTTAGATGGTGTTACTGCGGTAACATTTACGCCACTTGCACTGAATATGCCAGTGTATGGGTTCATCTTAAATGCTGCCGATACGTATGCTGCGCTGTTGCCAGTTGTGTAACGATCAGTAAACTCTGGATAGAAGTCTGTGTTAACTACAGAATTGTTTACGCTCTGATATAACGACACGTTAGCTGTGCTTGCTGTACCAGTTAGTACGCCAACAATATTTCCACTACTAAAGTTTGTCGCAGTTAATGTATTAAACTGACCAGTCACTCCAGTTAAGCTGCCTCCTGTAACCAATGCGTTACCAGTTGAGAAATTATCAACCTGGATAGTGTTAATGCCCTGGATAAAGCCGCCACTAATTTGAGCGTTGCCTGTGCTAAAGTTTGTTGCAGTTAATGTATTTGATTGAGCATCGAAATTAATTAGGCTGCCGCCTGTTACTTGTGCGTTACCAGAACTAAAGTTAGTTGCTGTGAAAGTAGTTGCTGCACCAGTGATACCAGTAACTGACCCGCCTGTTACTTGTGCGTTACCAGAACTAAAGTTAGTTGCTGTGAAAGTAGTTGCTGCACCAGTGATACCAGTAACTGACCCGCCAGTAATTAAAGCGTTACCTGTGCTAAGGTTTGTGGTTTGTAAGAATCCAAGTCCTTGAGCATTACCGCCAGTGATCTGAACGTTACCAGAACTAAAGTTAGTTGCAGTTAAGGTAGTTGCTGCACCGGTGATACCCGTAACCGATCCGCTTGTGATTAGTACGTTGCCGCTAGTTAAATTAGTAATGGACGCATTTAATGCGCCAACGTTACCATTGAATGAAGCTGCATAAATGTCGCCAGTTGCGCCAATGCCACCAACTACAGTTAGCGCACCAGTTGATGTTGATGTTGAAGTAGTACCAGCTTGAGCCATAGTCGCTACCACATGCTCAACGTTACCGCCGCCACTTATAAATTTAACAAATCTCTGCCCAGTGGTTGTACCAAGTACCAAGTTACCGCCATAACTAGATGGCGTATTTGCTTGTGTATATAGGTATGCGTCATTCTGGAATAGTGCAGTACCTAAACTGTTATTGGGACTTGAGCTATTGTATCCATCACCTGCAATACCAAGGTCAACGTAAAATGTTGTATCAGTGCCGTTGTTGGCAGTAGCAACATAGTCAGTGGTTGCGCTACCGCCTGCGTTAATGTTTTGTGTGTTAAGTTGTGCGTACCCGTTGTAGTCTTCAGAGAACTGAGCTACCACCTGTGGTAGGATTGTGTATCCAGTTGGGATACCAGCGTATAGAGCGTTAAAGCCGGTTACTGTGTTACCAACGAAGAACGCAGAGTTAGCAGTTGTAATGTTACCGCTAACTAAAATAATGTTACCAGTTACACTTAGGTTGCCACCAACACTGGCGTTGCCGGTAATAACTGTTTGATCTAACGTAGCAGTAGTAAAAAATCCAGCTGCTGGAGTAGTTGCGCCAATTGAAATTGCGTTTAGTGATCCACCGGTGATATCTGCGTTACCAGTTGAAAAACTAGATGCCTGAAGATATGCAATGCCTTGTACGTTGCCGCCAAGAATTTGTGCGTTACCGGTTGAGAAGTTAGTTGCTGTTGCTGTGCTAAATGCTGCGGTGCCGGTGTGGAAGCCGTTTAAGATCGATGCTTCAATTGTTCCTGAGAATGATCCACTTACTGCATTTAGGTTACCAATCTTAACATTAGCGAAGCCGCTATTGTTGATTGTTGTAATGCCGGTACCAGTGTCAGTTGTAGTAATTGCCTCAAAGGCTTGATCAGCTTCGACCCAAACCCAAGCGGTGTTTACGCTTCCGTACCCTGCTAGACTTGCAAGGTTACGGTTTACAAGCATACCAATATCGTATCCTGCCAATGACCCAGTGTATCCGTTATTGAATACTACAATAGGGTCATTAACGTATGTATTTGTACTGTTAACAGAACTAGAAACACCTGTGACCGTTAGGTTACCAACAATGCTAATGTTAGAATTTAATGTTAAATCCTGGTTAAAGTTACTACCAACTAATGTGCCGGCCGCAATCTTGGTATAGGTAATTGTACTATCAGTGATCTGATTATTCTTAATTCTAGTTACGGCCATGCCAAACGCTCCAATATAACATATTTAGCCAAAAGACATTCCTTGCCAATTACGGCAAAGAATGAATTAAGTAGGTTTAGATTAGTATCCGCCAGATAGCAACGTGCGTTTCCACGTATTTGTTGCAGTGCAGATGTAGATGTAATTTGCATCCCAGCAAATTTGACCAGCAGTACCAGTGGCATTTGATGCCTTAGTTGCTTGTGGAGCTTTTAGTATACCGCTTAATGTAACGTTACCCTGTACGTTTAGGTCACCAGTAACTGTTCCGCTTACGCTAGTTACACCGCCTAAGAAACGAATTTCAATAACGTCAGTTGATACTGGAATTTCAGCAAAGGTAATAGTGTCCCCTGCTAAACCAATTGTGTATGCTACTGTTGGTTGTTGTAGTGTACCGTTAATGCTTACCAATGTACCAAGCAAGGTAGTGGTTCGTGTTAATGCAAATGTGTCGTCGACCCCGTTACCACTGAATGTCTGATTAGTAACCTTGTTAGTAACCGGAACCCATTGAGACCCATCATAATACTCCAGCATTGATGCAGATGTATTGTACCGAGTATATCCCGGAACTCCTGCTGGTCTTGCAGAGTCGGGACCAGCAGGAATTTGCATAGCAGTGTTTGATGCAAAGATTGCCACTTGGTTAGATGGAACTGTAATTGTTAGGTTACCGTTAATACCAGTGATGTTGTTTGTATTAACATCACCATGCTGGATTCCGTTAAAAGTTCCAGCGTTTACGTTCCCAGTGACTGTTAGATGTCCTGCCCCAGTTAAGTTCAATACTGGAGTGCTTCCGATTGCTACTCCTAATAATGTCCCACTGTTGCCTAAGCCTGTGTCACCTAAGAACAATACCTGTTCAGTTACGCCTTGCTCGTTTAAAATTACCACCGCATCGTTGTTTTGTGTTGTGAAACCAAAACTGTCGTTTACAAAACCAATCGCGCCGGCGTCTCTGTTATCAGCACCTGCACCAACTGCAATAAACCCAGTGGATGTTACGTTACTACTAAACAGTGCAGTAGGTCCTACAATGTTTCCGTGCATGGTTGCATTAACGTTGGCTGCGGTTACGTTACCAGTTACTGCTACACTAATTAGTGTACCAACTGTTGTGATGTTAGGTTGTGCTGCGGTAGTCAATGTGCCAGCGATGTTAGTAAAGCTAGCACTTGTTCCGCTAGCATTACCAGAATGAATACCAAAAGTGTCGCCGTTAAATTGCGTTGCAGTTACGTTACCAGCTTGAACGTTTCCTGTTACTACCAAACTTGTTAACGAACCAACACTAGTAATGTTTGGTTGAGCAGGAGTAAGTACTGTTCCGCTAAGACTGCCGCTAATAGTAGCTGCCGAAATGTTGCCTGCTGCTATGTTACCGGTAACACTAAGAGCTACAAGGGTTCCAACTGAGGTAAGGTTGGGCTGGTTTGCTGTTAATAATGTGCCAGATACGTTCGTAAACGAAGCGGTTGTGCCTGTAATGTTGCCGCTAACGTCGCCAGTGTGAATTCCAGCAGTATTGCCCACTACGTTGCCGTAGAAGTTACTAATTACGTTGCCTGCGGTTACATTACCCGTTACATGAATTACTGAACCAGTTGAATCAGTAACTGTACCAACTAATTGGTTTAGGCTTGCAATCGCATCAGTGACTTTGGTTGTGTTAGTGAATGACAATGCACTAGAGAAAGATCCCGTTGCATTTGTGCCTAATGAAATAACGTTTGCATTGATAGTCTGCCCAACCACTACGCTAGGATCACCAAACGACAAGTTGCCTGCACCATCTGTAAAGATCAAGTACCCGTTTGTCCCACCAGTGATCTTAACGTTACCAATTGGGCCTAAGTTCGCGTTACCAACAAAGGTAACAGCTCCACCATTTAAAGCAGAAATAGTATTACCGTCAATTAGAATACCACTGGTACTCAAGTTACCATTAATTGTTAGGGTTTGTGTTGCTACGTTTGTGTTAATGCCAGTACGGAACTGACTAAAGTTCATGTAGAATAATGGCTGACTGTTTGTTGTGAACTGTAGATCCGTGCCTTGTCTGTCCAAATTGGACACTAGCATTGAACCTGATATTCTACCGATTGCCATCTAGTTCTCCGTTAAGCTGCGTTTGTGCTGTTGATGTTATGTACAACAATAATTTTGTTTGGGTTACCACTTGCATCAATTGCAGGAGGAGGACTTGTAAATGTTAACTGTGTGCCAGACACTGTGTAGTTGTTCACCGGAGCTTGATACACTCCGCTAATTGTAACTAGGATGTTACTTGCACTGCTTTCGCTTTGACTCATGGTAAAGTTAACTGTAGCATTGTCGCCTGTGAACTCATCTACTACTAATGCCACTGTACCAATTTTAGCAACTTGGTTCCATGCACTGTTGTAAAAGAATTCAATTTTACTATTTGTTTGATTGTAACGAATCTGTCCGTTAACTGGAAAGTCGGGACCTAAGCTGCTTGTACCAAGAGGTAATTGAATAGCGTAGCTACCACCTTTAAGTTGTGTGTTCTTTAAGAATCGAGCCATTATTAAGCTCCCATTGAGCTAATGGTCATTACAATGTTACCACTTGCGTTTGCCCAGATACTGTCGCCCGCATCTAATACAATGCGCTCCAAATCTGAAATATGTGTATCAGATGCTGCGATGCTTAAATTGCTGTAGATTCTGCAATCTGCTACAGTGCCGCCAGCTGGTACCAAGAATACATTAGCTGTTGCTGATGTTCCATTGGTATTGCAAAGATACATCGCTGTAATACCCTTTGACTGAGTGCTAGTACCGTAGATAATATTTGCTGCGGTAGTTGTTAGTTGTACGCTTGTAATCATTTTCTTTTCCTTACATCATCAAAGAGTAAAATAGTGCTTTGTTCTTAGAGATTAATTCTTGTTGTTGTACTGTGTCGTTTGTTACAAATATACCAGTACGGCCGCCGTTTGGTGTTTGGCTATAGATAACATTGTACCCAGTGTGGGCGCTTGGTGCCACTGTTGTGTTTTGAATCGCGACGTTAGTGTCGTGTTTGATAATTTCTGTGTTTGAACTAAAGATGCTTCTGCTTAGTACGTCTAAGTTTGCACCTAACTGAGGATTTGGGTCATCACCTAAACTAGCAATACCTGGTGCACCTGAGTAAATTGGTTCGTATGTGGCACCGTTTTTAGTTAGTTCCCAGATTAGTGTACCTTCGTTCCAACGAAGTGCTACCTTAGGCGATATACCGCGATCAATTTCGATTCCTGAGTAAACTGCTGTTACGCCAGCGCCAGATTCGCCCTGGTTTAATGTAATGATGTTGTCAACAACCTGCGTGTTTGTTGACGAAATGTTTGCTACCGTACCAAGCACCTTTAAGTTGCCGTTAACAATTAAAGTATGGTTGTTAATCTGGACGTTACTAGTAGATTCGATACCAGTAATATTCCATGTGCCGTTAAATCTTGTATTCTGAGACATTTGTCATTCCGTTATTAGATATTTATGCTAACAAAATATTACTTAGGGCCAAAAAAATAGCACCCGAAGGTGCTATTTTTAGTTTGCTTACAATTAGGCGTTAGCAATTTGAACAGTAGTGTTCAATGTAGCTGCATCAAATGTCCAACGTACCATTGTACCGTCATCAAACTCATGCCCGGCTGTACCGTATTGTGTCAACAATGCGTTGTGGCTAGTTAGCTTGGTAACATAGTAAGTCTTGCCGCTGCTGTCTGTAGCAGTAATACTCATTTCTCCTACTGCTGCTGGTGTAGCTGCAACTAAAGAACATACTGCTGTACCTTCGCTAGTTGTGACGCGATAGCGGTGGCTACCTTTTTGTGCGTTAATATCAGCAACTAAGCTGTTACTAGTTACGTAAGCGTAAGCAAGGATAGCATTTTCTTGGTTTGTTGCAGAACCAACATCACCACTGTCAGTTGTTAATGTAATAGTGTTTACTGTAATACCACCACGGTTTGTGTACGACACTGTTGGTGCTGCTGTGTAGCCAGAACCTTTGTTAGTAACTGTCACTGATAATGCACCGTATGTTAATACTGGAACTGCACCAGTACCTGTACCACCAGAAACGCCAGTTACCGCGCTCAATGCAGTAAACGAGCCTGCGGTTGTAACGCTGTTAACGGTAACAACTGCACCACCAGCATCGGAAGTTACGTTAAGAACTGCTGAACCGCCTGCTGTAGTGACTGTTAAGTCAAATGTTTGTGCGTTACCATATCCTGTACCACCTGAAATTGTGGCGCTAATTACTTTAGACACAATAACACCGGTTGCTGTTACGCCGCCTGGTAGTTGTGGTGCCGAAAATGTAATTGTTGGTAATGTAGTAGTATACGAACCAGCAACCGATACTGCTGCACTTGCTAGGCCTTCACCGCCGATGCCATCATCTGCTGTGTAACCACCGTTGGTACCGACGTTACGGTTACCGAAAAATCTTTTTGCTAAAGGACGTCCCATTTTGTTTTCTCCTTAAAATATGAAAATAGCGTTCTAGGCCTACGCTGATGGTACAGCATAAACTCTCAATTAAGAGCGAACATACTATTTAGCGTTTTTCTTAAACAGTAGCTTAAAGTGACTCCAAAACGGATTGTTTAGAATGTGTATTCCATTAACAATCTTTCTATCAGGGTGTAGCAACTTAGTAACATTATGCATCTCCGTCCAGTGTACACCCGGTCTATGATGATGCTCTTGGTGATATCCTGCACCAAATCCAAAAATGTTATACCAAGTACTGTAGATGCCGATCGAATCTTGTGTAGTATCACCTCTACGGTCTAATACGCCCCAATGCTCGCCGTAGCTGTTTGCATTGTTAACAAAGTACGCCATAAAATAGACTGGAATTAAAAATAGACCGTATACCGGGTTTATTAGAAATATACTCAACCAATAGATTCTAACTGCCCACTGTTCTCGTTTGAAACGAGCATACAATTCTTTAACTTTTAAAATATCAGGAACAACAGATACCCATGCCCACTTAGCATCACCGTACAGTGCCGAGCGCCAGCAGTATATCCAAAAATTAGTAGGCTCATTAGTTTTACTAAATTTAAAAACTGATACTGGGTCTTTTGTTCGACCATTGACTGGCTTATCATTAATGTGCTTGTGATGCAGTAAATGTCCGTGACGCCATAATTGGTGTGGTAATCCCGAGACTGCGCTTACAAATAATTCGTATATTCTATTCATTGTTGCAGAAACAAATACGCTGCAATGAGCGTGATGATGTAAGCAGGTGTTTTGTACGTTAACAATAAACCATATATGGAATACGCTAATAACAAACCATGCCCACACAGGAGGGTCGTAACATGCTACTAAGTAAGGAATAGATCCAACAAGTATTAAATTTATTAACAACAATGCGTCCAGCGGGGAATATCGAAAAATTTGTTTCATGCTAGTATTTACTAAAAAAGTGGTGTAGACGTAAAAAAGCCCCAATTAAGGGGCTTCTTAGGGGACAGCATCTTGCGATGCTGTGGGTAGATATTACTGGAAGCTCAAGTTGCTTACAGCGATTTCTGCCAAGTAGTCACCAGCGTTGCCCAATGAGCTAGCTGTGTTTGTCAACTCAACATAACCGTAACGGGTCATGAAGCCAACTACTGGTTCGAATGTGCTTGGGTCTAGAACAACACCAGAGCTCATCAATGGTACGTATGGGCAATAGAACGCTGCTGCATCAGCTTCGCTCGAACCTTTGTAACCAACCAATACAGATTGTCCGTCTTGGGCATAGCCGTCAACATAAATCTTCATTGCACCGTTCAATGTACCAACAAACTTAGTGTTTGTAGGAGCTTCGAATGTACCTTCTGTAGTACGTGCAAATGCGCTAGTTGTAGCAGATTGCAATACTGTCAAAGCAGCACTAGACACAACTGCCCAGTTACCAGCACCACGACGTGTGCGTTGAGCGATCAAGTTGCTTGCGCGGTTGATCAATACTGCCAAAGCAGCGTGCTCGTCACCAACGAATGTAGCTGTACCAGATACAGTAGCTTGGTTGAATGTGAATTCAGTAGCTGCCAATGAACGTAGAGAACCTAGGATCTCTTGGTCGATTTCAACTGTGATTTCTTGTGCCAAAGCGGCCATAACTTCTGCTTCAACGTCCAAACCGTGCATAGCTTGTGCGTCTTGAGCAGCTTCAAATGTCCAACGTGCAGACAATTTACGTGTCTTAGCTTCAACAACTTGCTTCAAGATTTGTACGTTGATACGGTTACCAGGTACGCCTTCTAAAGTAGCTGTGCTTGAAGCCTTACCAGTTGTACCTGTACCTGAGTACTGAGTAGCAATCTTGAATGGGCTCAATGCTTCGTCACCAGCGCCAGTATTTTGGCTGCTGTCTGGACCTGTTGTGCCATCAGCATAACGTACACGTAGTGTATGAATCTGAGCCACTGGGCCTGTCATTGGTTGAACACCAACGATTTCGTTAGCGATAACTGTAGGCATAACGCGACGGATAACTGGCAAGATTACACGGTTAAGTGTAGCCACGCTACCTGCGGATGTACCACCTGCTGTTGCAGATTCGCTCAATTGTTTACGGGTGTTCTCTAAGATCACGCCCATTGTAGTTCTCTTCGAACCTTGTAAGCCTTCTAGTAGGGCGTCTTTTGTTTCGCCCCAACGGCTCTCTAGTAATGCGGTTGTCATAATGTCATTTCTCCTAATTAGGGTTTATTATTTTAGCCCTGCTAAACGCTTCAAGTCGATCACATTTGTGTCTACTCGGTCCGCAGCAATTTTAGCAGCCTTATCTCCAGTAACTTCAACTCGGCTCTCTGTCATTACTTGCTTTTGTGGAGCAGGTGTAGCGACAGTCGCTTTGTTATTTAGTACAGCTGGAAGATACTTTTCGTATGCGCCCTGCAACTTAGCAGTTTGCACGCTCTCTAGAAGTTCGCTCATAACTGCGGCCTTCTCTCGACTCAAAGGTTTCATCAAGTTTGCCATTAACTGGCTACGTTCCGAACTTTCTTTGATTACACGAATCTCTTTTTCTTTTGATTCAACGATCATTGCAGCTTCTTCAGCAGCACGACGAGACTCAGCAACTTGTTGCTTAGTTTGTGTCAATGCAGATTGTAGCTTTTGAATTTCTTTGTTCTCATTTAAGTGAGTAACGCTGAATTCACTAGCGAAAGCTTCAAATAGTCGACGACCGAACATGTTCTCACGAGCAATTTGGATGTCTTCTTTTAGTTGAGTCAACTCTGACTCTAAATTCTTAGCAACAGCTTCTTTAACAAGTGTAGAACTACGTGCAATAAATTGCTGTTGTAGCTCTGCCATCTTCTCTTTAGCACCAGCAATTAAGCGGACTTTAGTTTCAACGACTGCTTGTTTGTCTTGTTCAAATTCTTTTAGTTCTTCGGCTAACGCCTTGATCACAAAGTTTTCTAACTTGCCGATAGAGTTTTCGTAAACCTTGCGGTCACTACGTAACTCTTGAATTTCTTCACTTAGCTTGCTTACCATGAAAGAGTTAAACTTGCCTGCGCTTTCGCTCATGTGACGTTTAAATTTCACACGGTCTTCAGCAAGGGCTTGCTTTTCTTCTTGGAATTCAGCTAATTCAGCAGTAAGACTTTCTGTTACCATTTTGTCTAGAGCCTCTACCATGACTTGTTTGTCATGCTGATAGCGTTGTGCAAATTCTTCACGAAGCTCTGCACGTACTGTTTCCTTAGCTTCGGAAAGACGTGCTTCCCATGCTTCGTTAATAGCCGTTTGAGTGCTTTCGTTAATAATGCCGCTGTCTAGCAATGGTTTGATAGCATCTAACATTAGGTTTTCTCCTGTTATATCTTAAGGTCTTTGATGAAGCTTGTCATAGCTTCTCTCAGGTGCTTTTGCACTTTTTGATCTTGAGTGGCATCTTTCGCCATCTCAAAAATTCGATTGCCGCCTCGCATGTTCATCAAACCTTCGTAAATTGCTTTAGGATAGGCGTGAGGAGCACTTGGCTGGGCAACAATGTCCACAGTAATGATTTCAAAATCACTAACATGACCACTGCTTTCGTTTACGTTTCCGCTACCACGAGAACTAACACCTAGCTTAACACCGCTGGTAATCATTGCTTCCACAAGTTTACCCATTGGAGTTGGCAAGACTTTTAGTTTTCCGTAGCCGCATGGTCCGTCCATCCACATTTGTTCAATCATGTGGGACACACGGTCCAAGTTGATCTTTAGGTCGTCTGGATGATCCACTTCGCCCAGGACTGAATAACCACCCTTGATTTGCTCATTGATGGTTTCCACAGCTTTTCCGATTTCATGAACGGGATAAACACGTTGGTTAGCGTTCTTTACGCCTCCCTCGATGAATATCCCTTTCATATAGAGATTCTTACCCTTCCCGTCAGCAGAGTCTTCGGAAATAATCTGAAGACCTGCTCGGTCAAAAGTTAAGTTCTCTTTTAGGTACAAAGCCATATTATTGCCCTAATTACTTCTTACCACCTTCGATGCTGTTCTTGCTTACAGGAACAGAACCGTCAGTAGTTTGGCCTTCGCCAGTTTTAGCTTTTGCTTTGGTGCCATAAAAGTCTTGTGCGCCTTTATTACCACCAACTTTGTTTACATTGCGTTTAGCAACTTCAATTTCTTGTGCAGGCTTAACAAACCCGCCAGCTTTACCTTTTGGAGATTGTCCATCAGGAGCAGCTTCGCTACCGCCTTTAGCGATATTAGCAGTTGTACCACCCATGTCGTTCTTACCAGCAACGATACCTTTAGTTAGGCCAGCAGCTTTGTCGCCACCAGTGCCAGTACCTACTGGAGTAAATTCTGTGTTAGAAGGAGCAGAAATCTTTTCTACGTATTCACGCATCATTTCAGTTTCTGACATTACTTTACCAGAGCCGGAACCCTTTTTAGCAAATGGGTTACCAGAACCGGACTTGCCAGAACCGCTTGCGCCGCTACCAGACTTGCCAGAACCGCTTACGCCAGAACCTTTTTTAGCAAATGGGTTACCAGAACCGCTTTTTGCTTCGTACATGCTTTCTTCTTCTTCCTCGGCGCCAACTTCTGGCTCGCCACCGAACTCATCGCCCATGTCGCCACCTTCTTCGCCACCAAACTCATCAGAGCCAGTGCCGCTAGTGCCATCGCCTTCGCCGCCCATTAGCTTGTCAAATTCAGCTTGCAATTCATCGATTGCAGATTTAATGTCTTGGAACTTGCCGTCAACATCGCCTTCGCCGCCCATGTCGTCACCACCTAAGTCGGCACCACCGAACTCGTCGCCGCCGAAACCGTCGTCGTTGCCCATATCATCGCCACCGTCTAATTCGATGTCGTCCATTTCTTCGTCGCCTTCACCTAGTCCACCGTTTTCATCGTTCTGGATGTCAGCAGCTAAGTCACCTTGTTGGTCGTACTGGTCGATGTTTTCATCAACTTGGTCTTCGTCCATTAGGCTTTCGTAAATGTCGCGGCTCTTTTCAACAACGATGTTGTGAAATAATTCGCGGGCTTTGTCTTCTTGATCGTTGATGATGTATTCAATCAACTGTTCGTATTTGTTCATATTAAAAATTCCTTTCAATAATATGGCTTGTAATGATATTTACTAATCTACGCAGATTACTGCTTTAAATGGGGGTTTTTTGAATCGTTTTGTCGGAATAATTAAATTCCACCAGGCATAGCACCCATTCCAGCGTCAGCGGCCGGAGCTTTGTACTGCTTGGTAACTTTCTTCAATTTGTCTTCGTGTTCGAATTTGCGTACATCGTTTGCCATTCTCAGCTTGTTTAGGTGAGCAAAGGTTAGCTTAGTTTTACGCATATCTTTAAGATGCTGGATGCTGTTATCGTCCTCTTCAGAACGATAACCTGCTTGTCTGCCGTCAAATAATTCAGTTATAAACATATATAGTGTATTTACTTATTTATGTTGAATTTACGCTGCTGCGGGAGGACCGCCCGGGGCCATTGCACCACCAGCTGCTGGTGCTCCAGGTGCTGGACCTACTCCGGGTGCGCCGGGTGGCCCTTCTTCAGGGGCAGGGGCAACAGACTCTAAGTCTCCTGCAATACCGCCTGGTGTAACGCCAACGCTACGTAAGTCTGCGCCAGGTGCTGGTGCTGCTTCTACGTCGCCTTGTTCTTCGTTCCACTGTTGTTCGTTTTCATTCATCTCTTGTTCGCTTAGACCTAAGTAACGAGTCATCAACCAACGCTTAGAGAAGTATGGGAACGCTTCTAAGCTAGTAAACGTTGCAATTCGTGCTTGGTCGGCTTCCGCTTGACTGTAGCTTGCAAAGTTTTGTGGCTCTTCGAATACCAAATCAAACAATGAACCGTCGATGTTAATGCCTCTCCAACGCATAAACATCTTAAACTCTTGGTCAAGTTTGTCTACTACCATTGACTGTAAACGCTTGCAATACTGGTTGAAGCGCCATTCTTGGATCATTGCTGTGCCGACTTTACCGTCATTGGCACTTTGAGTTCCATCATCTAAGCCTGTTGGCAAATAGCTAGACGGAATACGCAACCCACGGAATAGCTTGTTAGTAAAGAAACGCAAGTCTGTAATTTCGCCTAAGTTCTGACCGCCGGGTAGTGTATCAACACTAGATCCGCGACCGTCTGCTGTTACAGGGAAGAAGTAATCTTCGTTTGTGCTCAATGGATTGTACGTAGCATCCATCATGTTGGCACCGCCACCTGTTTGTGTAGGGATTCGGCGCTGTGAAACTTCGTTTTTAATACGGTCAACGAATGCCATAGCCATATGTGTTGGCATATTACCTACGTCAATCTTAAAGATTCTACGCTCCGGAGCACGTTGCACACGGTAGATAATAATGCTGTCTTCGAGCAACTCTTTTTGCTTAAACACCTTGAAAACGTTTTCTAATACGCTGTTACCAAACGGCCAATATACGTCTAAGCCTTCTGTTAAACTGATGTGTACCACATGTTCTGCGTTGATAACTGCTTCGTTTTGTTGGTGCGCAAAGCGTCCACCACCGCTTGATGGGCTGTTAGGTTGCACATAGCTACCGCTCGGACCGCCTACTTGTGGGTGGTTAGTGAATGTGTCACTGGTGCTAACTGCTGTAACTGTTAAGTTCTGGAAATTAGGGTTTAAGTCTTTAACAATATACTGTTCAGGCTTTTTGCCTTCTGCTTCGTTAACAATAACTTTAGTAACCTTGCTCATTTCAGTCCAGAATAACTTAAATGTTTCTGGATCGCGGATAAACACTTGATCGCCGTACTTGATAACATTACGGAAAATCTTAAAGATGCGTTTGTTGAATTCGTTTAGAGCGACCCATTGCTGTAGCTGCTCTTTAATGATGTTTACTTCGTTGTCAGTTGGCTTGTCTTTGAAATGGATACTAAACGCTGTGTTGTTTTCCATGTTCTTTTGTGTAGAGAACTCAGCTAAAATGTCTAGTGCAGCGTTAACTTCACTGTCCATGTCCATTTGTTCATACTGATTGTAACGCTCAACACGGTTAGGGTGACCGATATATACTTCTGGTAGTGTGCTTTGATAGTTACGATAGCCAGGATCAGCTAAACGACCATTGGCCATTGGGCTTACGTTTGACGGTAAGTTTGCGCTCTTGAAATACTTTTTCCACCCGGCCATATTAAATTTCCTTTGCCTTATTGTTTAAATAAGCAGCTCTTCTTGTATCAGACCAGGAAGTTCCGGTTATCCCTTTATTCCAAGGAATCGTTCCTTTTTTAGTTTCTGAAATTTTTTGTTTAGTTTCCATTGATTTCGTTAATCCAATGTTAGCTTTTCTAATTTTGTTTGCATGTTGGATTGACTTAGGCTTACTATAATTTTTTATTGCTTCCGCAGATCTAACTTTTCCTAAATTAGATTCTGATATTTTTATCTTAGTCTCAGCACTATGATGCCATCCCGATGTACATGCCCACTGATTTAATTTTATATTGTCAAGAACGCCGCCATCTAATTTTCTACCATATTTTCTTATCAACTGCATTTCAATTTGAAGAGCATCGGCCTCTGTTAAATCTGTACAAATCAATTCTCTACAGTGTAAGGCAGGGACCGTTACATGTTTATGGGGTGCGTGGATACGGTTCCCTTTACCTTTTCCGATATAATATGGAGTTCCGTCTTCAGTTAAGTACCGATATACGTAGAAAATAGCTTGTGTCATTGTGTATTTACCGTTGCTTAACTCATGTTACGCATAAGACGTTCCGTAATGTCCCTATTATCGCCCATAATTCTAATTAAGTCTTCTGTTCTAGACAGTTGCTCTTTAAACAGTGAGGCTAACTCACTAGACGAATCCGATGTAGCTGACCTGTTTGCCCCAAACATCTTTAAGAGTTCGCTCATTCCAGCAGACCCTTCTTTGAGGCCACCGTCTTCTTTCATTGGTAGCACTAGTTCCTTGCCGTGCAGCATAGACGCATATCCAGTCATTGGGCCACTAGCAATACCACCGTTAGCATACGATCCAGTTGGGGTAGCAGCTTTGTCTGGTTTTGATCCAGTTAGTCCGCCCCAGTTTTGATATAGTCCATAGCCTGCGCCAAGAACGCCGCCAGCTAATGCACCCATTGGGCCAAACATGGCACCCATACTAGCACCAGATAGTGCTGCACTACCAACACCAAGTCCGGCGCCAAGTTTTTCGTGCCCTGATTCTTTAGCCATGTCGGCACCCTTATCAAGGGCTAGGCCGCCCACCATACCAGCAATAGATCCCTTGTTGCTTTTTAGGAAATCTCCTGCACCACTCTTAGCACTCTTAGCCATTTCTTTTGCGCCACCACTAATGCCACCACTTGCTCCGCCTTTTGCAGCAAATAATGACAGCACTGGTACTATCGCAGTTAATGCTGACACAATACCTGCCATTGCTGTTAACAAAGGCGACTGTGTGCCTGCGTTAATTCCCAGTTTAGCAAGCTCTTTAACAGAACCTTCAATGTCTTTAATAGTTGTATCAATTGCTTTTGCAAACTGTGGCAAGTTCTGTGCTGCAATCTTTTCCATTTCGACTGCAAAACGCTGCTGAGTTTCTTGTAGTCCAACTTCTTCTCGCTTGCCGCCCTTGCCTTCGTTCATTTGTTCAAGGATCTTCTTACGCTCTTCTTCAGTTGCCGCAGTTTGCAACTTACGTGTCAGCTGATCAGTTTTCATTTGATCACGGGCTGCGGCTGCTGCATCAGCATTACCTGCGTTACCAGCTTGTGCCAATGCTTTGTTAGCCATTGCACCTTTGTGGATTTCGTCTGAGTTCTCACCTTGCACCTTAAGGGTGTTATCTAAGTTTAGTCTACCTTCTGCTGCCAGGTTAGCAAACTCTTGGTTAGACTTGGCCAGTCCGCTGTTAGTTGCTTCTGCAATAGCAACATCTTTGCTAATAACAGTGCCGTAGATCATACGCTCACGCAGGGCTTTGCGCTGAACTTCGCTCATACCCTTCATACTCTCAGTGATGTTGATACGTTCTTGCTCTGTCATTCCATCTAATTGCTGCTGGAATGCCAAGTTATCATTTTCTTGTCTAATCTGCTCTTGCTTGGCTTTCATATCTTCGCCAGTTAAGTCAGACAATAGCTTTAAATTCTTTGCGTATGTTTCTGTACGTGCAGCAATTTCTTCATTGCTTGCATTTAGCTTCCCGCTCGGTCCGGCCATCTGAGCCATAACTTGAGCATAAGCTCCTGCTTGCTCTTCCATGCCCATGCCTAGAGCCATCATGCCTTTGCGGGCACTTGCTCCACCAGCTTCCATTGCTTTAGCTAGTTTCTTACTGCCTTCACCTACGCCCATTCCCAACTGGGACAGTGCATCTTTGTTCTCTCCAACTGCCTTAGAAAACTGTTCTAGTGTTAGTCCTGCAGAGTTAGCAGTTCTAATCATTTCTTTCATGCCGCCGGCAAACATCGCACCACTGGCACTCATTGTTTGGAAGCCGCCGATTAGCTTTTGAGTCTGTGACAGCATAAAGCCAATACCAGCTTTAGCTAATTCACTTACAGTATTACTTAGGAATCCTAGTGCGGCGCCAGCAACTGACGCAGCTATACCAAACTTACCCATTTTGCCACCAGCACCTGCTGTGGCTGCACCAAAATCCCCAAGAGCCTTTGCACCAACTTGTGTTGCTGAGTTAGCAGTGTCAATATTGGCTTTCATAAACTCAGATGCCACAGACAGTGCATCACCACCACTTAGAGCTGCTGTTGCAGATCTAGTAAACGAGCTTGCAACCCCTTTAAGCACAGTGCCTGCCAGTGTACCCATTGAGTTCTTGAAGATTTCGCTGGATTTGTTTCTAGCATTGGCTTCTTCGAGTATTGCTTTCTCAGCAATTAGTGCAGCTTTCTTCTCTTTGTCCGCGGTATTGTTTACTTCTTTGCGTAAGCTAGCCAGTGATTCTTCAAGATCATCAGCTGACATTCCTCCGCTTTTAAACTTTTCCTTAAGGCCCTTTAAGCTAGCGTCAATTTGATCATACGATCGCTTGAACATCTTATTGGCTGATTCCATGTTCTTAGCAAAATCCAGCGCAGTCTTCTTAGCGTCGGCTTCACTTTTGCCCTTACCAAGCTCTGTTGCGATATTTTTCTCAATGGTGTGCCGATATACTTCGCTTATCTTCTTAAACTTTTCTAACTCTTCGTCCAGATTTACATCAGCCATGGTTTTTACCTATAAATATACATTAGTATCAATTATATTTATAGGAAATAAAATGCCAAATTCAAGCATCAACCCACTATCTCGTCACTTTCGCCAACCTGCAATGTACATTAAGTTAACCAGCGGTGGCAAGTACTGGGCAGACGGTGCGCTAGAGCTTCCGGGTACAGGAGAACTTCCAGTGTTACCAATGACAACTAAAGATGAAATCATCTTACGCACTCCAGACGCACTAGTTAACGGAACTAGCGTAGTGCAAGTGATTGAAAGCTGCTGCCCGAACATTAAAGATGCATGGGCTATGCCAAGCATTGACGTTGATTCTACGCTAATTGCAATTCGCATCGCTAGCTACGGGCAACACATGCCTATTAGCAGCAAGTGCCCTGCATGTGAAGAAGAAAACGACTATGATATCGATCTAGCAGAGTCGTTGTCTAAGGTAAAAATTCCAGACTACGTTACCCCAATTGCAGCAGACGAAACGCTGACTATTCAGTTAAAGCCCATGCCTTACTCGCAAGTAAGCAAATCAGGCGGTGTTAAACTAGAAGAAGAGAAATTAATCCAGGCCCTTGCTAATCCAGACCTAGATGAAGAATTGCGTATTGCAGAGTACGATAAGCATGTTAAGAAAATGATTAGTCTTAACTTAGACAACATTGTGGCATGTACTAAAAGCATCACTGCTGACGGGATTGTGGTTACAAACCCTGCACACATTAGAGAATACTACGCAAACGCAGAAGCTGGTGTAATGCGTAAAATCAACACACGTATGGAAAGCATCGCAGCTGAAGCTGGTATCAAGCCACATGACGCTACCTGCAATGAGTGTGGCCATCAATTCAAACTAGCTGTGGAGTTTGATTACTCTAATTTTTTCGCCAAAGGCTTTTGATTCTCAACGCAGAAGACAGCATGGCCCTCATTGAGGGTTATGAAAAAGAAACAAAAGCCATGAAAGAGGAAGTGCTGCGTATATGTTGGTATATGCGCGGCGGTATAAGTTACAACGATGCCATGCTGTTAAGCCAGCAGGAAAGAGAACTTATAGATAAAATCGTTAACGATAACATGGAAACAACAAAGAAATCAGGACTTCCGTTCTTCTAAGTCTCAGTTATTCATTTATTAAAGTCTAAGGGTTTAAAGATGTCTACGACATCTGTTGTTTCGCTTATCAGCTCACAACATAGGTTAAAGTTTTAATTTGTTAGCTTACATACAGAGCGAAGCGATTTAATACTTCATCTAGATTAATTGGTCACACTTTGCCCGAGCAGGGCAAAAAATGATTGAACTTCATCTGAGTAGCACAGTCACTTAGCGTTACAACAATTACAGAGGCGGTCGTCCGGTACCTCGAGTTGCGTCTTTATACGACGGCAGTTTATATACATACGCTAACACATATATAAACGTTAGGGTTTTTCTCCCTTCTTTTAGCCTTGATTAAATTCTTTTCAAACAGCAAAACCGGTTTTATGAAGGCATATCCGATCGTCGTCCTGTTAAGGATAGTTGCTGAGTGCTCCATACAGCGTGGAGTCTTCCGTCCCTGTGACCCGAGGTCCAGTTTTCCTAGGCGCCCGACTTTTAGCTGGCGCTTGCCTTATACTGTGTATCCTGCTTAGACTTTGTGTCTTAAATTTTGTTTATGATGTGGGAGCCATGGACACGAACAGAAATCTGTCCGTTATAATAATCTGTTGTTTCTAATACTTTACGTTCGAATTGCTCTCTAGCTTCAATGTAACTACATTCAGCCTTTGATTTGCAAATGTGAAGTATCTCTCTGGAAAAGTTTTCGGTGCCTAATTTTGTAATGTCTGAGGTTAACTCTGTGCTTGAACCATAATATTCTCTCCAATCGCTATCGATCTTTGAGCGGATTTTCTTTTTCTTTTTCGTGCCATTCTTTAATTTCACTGTTTTTACAGTTGTCTTAGAGAACTTGGCTAGTTTTTTGCCTATGTACTTTCGGCCAGATAGATTATTTGTAATTAAGTAAACAAACCCAACACAGTCTTCGGGTAATTCTTCGACGGGTGCGCCTTGATATATCCAGGTCATGTTAGATTAGTTTTAGTGCCATGTGTTCTATAGTTATGCCTTGATGCTAGTAGTAAAATAATTTGTTATTTGGGGCTGTTTAAGCCATTGCCATAATGTTAGCTTCTCGTACAATTCCTGCGTTAAAACAGGATCGCCTGGTAGCTCTAGTGCCTTGATGATTGCCTTAATTTCGTTGTCTATGTGTTGCTTGAACCATGTAGGGTCGCGTGGGTTGCTATCTGCTGGTGCAGGTTCGCTATGCTCCCATTTGCTATATTGTTCAAGCAACCGTTTTTTAATATCTTGTGGTAAGTGTTGTATCTGTTGATATGCTGGACGAACTAACATGTTAGTCATTACATCAACTTCTCTTGATACACACCAGCGGTATAAATCGTCTAATGTGTGTACACTCAGTGCGCTAGGTACTGCACGTACTGTAACATAGACGTGTCCTTGTTTGCGATGCTTTAGGTATAAATCAATATTGTCTAATACTGTTTGCGTACTCGAACCCTGTCGAATCAAATCGTTAAGTTCCCCGGTGCATTCAATACTAACACCAACGTCTACGTGTCTGAATGCGTTTAGTTTCTGCATCAGTGATTGATTAAACACCGTTCCGTTGGTAGTAAATCCTAGATATATGTTGTTCTTGCCCGCAAGTAGCAGGCGGTCAATTAGCTGTTCAAAGCGAGGGTTAAGTAAGGGTTCTCCACCTATTAAGTGTACAAACTCCAAGTCTTTTGACCCGCAGATGTAGTCAGTTACATGATCCCATGCTTGTTGATCTTCAGTCCAGTTCATACGGGCAGCACCTCTAAAGGTCCCTGCTTTAATTTCTTGGACTGCAATCTTACTGCTAGCCATTGGCGTACACATTCTGCAAGCAAGATTACATTCGTTACCTAAGCTGATATGAAAGCTGTTAATACGTGGTGCAATATTTTCGTACTTGCGTTGATCAAATGTTTTGTAGAAGTTAACGGGATCAATTCCGTCTTTGTGATTTTCTTTAACTCGTTTGCTACTAGACCCCATTGCATCTTCATGATAACACATAGCGCACAGGGGCTCATTGATGCCCGACAATTTGTTAACACGGGCAGCATGTTGGTGTTCACTAGCAACCCACTCGGGTATAGTCATGATATGTACATTGTACTGTGCAGCCGCAGGCGTCCCATATACACGGTTGGGCTGTGCTCCACAGGTATGATAAGTGCCATCTGCATTGATATGCACTTCCTTCCATGGCACATTACAAAATACTTTATCGATCATTTCTACACTTTATATTACAAACTTCTAACGGGAACAGTTCTAATCTAGTTAAAAACTCTTCCCATAATGGATCCGCAAGGATGTCAGACAAGGGTCGTGTCTTGATACTTAAACGATCGCGATACTTTTCGACAAAATCGTTTTGCTGATATCCGCTGTTGAACCAAGGACAGGGAAACACTAGTCCGTTAACGTTAATGAACATTTCCTTTTTCCAGTTCAAGCACTTGGCCCAACTATGCACATCCTTTTGATACTGGATATCAATTACCATGCCACGGGCACTGAGTGCGCCTTTTTTCTTTTGATAGTTAGGCACATTAATAACAATCTCAGGGCATAATGGATCGACCCCGTTAACTGCATAGCGACCGTCAAACTTGGTACTATGCACCTCATTGAACTCGTCGACTCCCGCAGCCCGTGCAACTTCTTTGATCTCCCTGGTGTGGTGCTCGTTGAAGTTAAAAATAATGTAACTCCAAATGATCCTACACGGCGACGCTGCACGTAGACTCTTGATACCAGCAATGATACTGTCAAAATTGCTATTGACTCGATATAGTTCATTGCTCGCTTGATCCCACCCGTCTACGCTAAATGTAACTGCATCATGCTCTGTTAGCATGTGCCCTAGTCGATCCCACCAGTCTACGCTCTTGTAGCTACCATTGGTTACAATCTTAACTTGTATGCGATTGAGTTTTAGATACTCAACGATTTCTAGGAACTCTGTTGCATAGATTGGATCGCCTACATCGCCGCAGAACAAGAATGTCTTCATGTTAGTTAGCATAGACGGAGGAAACGCCAACATGAATTCATGTAGCGTTATTTCTCTATTCAGTTGTTCGGGCTTTAATTCAGTACGAGGGCAGCGTGGACATTTTAGTGTACACTTGCTGCTGATCTCGATATGAATGTCTTGTAGGTTAAACAATGTCTATGTCTGTATTATAACTGGTGTAGCCGTTTTCCTTAACAACGTGTAATGTGTTGTTAACTCGGCCCGCTAACTCATCTTTGTGCGACACAAGCCAAATGCTCTTGTTGCTTTCACGACTCATCTTCTTAAGGATGCTTAGTGCATTTTCAACACCACTGGTGTCCATGCCGCTGTCTACTAGCTCGTCAATGAACAACAGGTTAATGGGTTGATATAAACTTTCCCAAACATCACGGAACGCCCAGCTCAATGACAAAATCAATCTGTTACGTTCGCCACGTGACAAGTTGTCAAAGTCTAGATCGCGCCCTAGTTCGGTAATGCTAACTGATAAGTCGTTGTTGAATTTTACAGTATGCGGCAAGCCAATGCGATCTAAGTATTGTCCTAAACGTGCATTTAAGTAGCTCAAGTTTTGATCGATAATGCGCTTACGGATAAAGCTGTCTTTATTAGTTAACAATTTAAGCAAGAACTCTTGGTGCTCTTTCAAACTCACAAGTTCGTTCATTACATCGTATGAGATTTCTTCTAACGCTTGCTCACTCATTTCTTTAATTTGCTCTGCATAAGGATCGGCTTCCTTTTCCTTTGCAGACAATTGGGCAAGTACGCTAGCCATACTGCTACGGTGTTCAAACGCATCGCTTTCGCGATCGTAATAGACTTTTGGTTGCGCACCAGCTTCGCCAAATTCGGCTAAGGCATTCTTTAGTTCTACAATTTGAAAACCTAGAGCTTCAAAGTCAACGGTAACAGTTTCTAATTCTTTTAGTTTGGCTGCTAATTGTGTTTCGTGATTTTCATCATGCAGCTCGTGGCCACACGCATGACACTTGTGTTCATGTAATGCAGCAACTTCTTGCTCAATGCGAGCGTAGAGCTTACGTTCACGGTCCTGATCTAACTCTGCACGTTTAAGGGCTTTGTTTAGCTCATTAATGTCTTTGACTTTCTGATTGTACTCGCTAAGTTCTTTGTGCGCTTGCAATTCAGCTTCGATGTCTAACGTGCTTAACTCATCAAAGGCACGTTGGAACTGTAGCACATCACGATCGTGGTGCTCTGTCCACATTTTCTGGCGTCTACGCAGACTACCAATCTGTTCTTCGATACGCTTGTTAGCATCGCCTACTGCTTTGATGCGATATTCTTCTTGTGTGATTGCATCTTTAGTGGCTTTAGACAGTTCTTTCAATGACTCTGCCTTCTCGCTTAACAAGGTAATGCCCAACAACTGCTCAATAATAGTGCGTTGATCATTGGCTTTGAGTGCAAGGAATGGTTCAGTGTAGGTGTTGAGTGCAAGGATATGCTTAAACATATCGTGGCTCATACCTAACATACGCTCAATCTCTGCTTGAGTTTCGCGGCTGTCGCCTTGGGCCTCATCGGTAATTTCTTTTTCAGTACCTGACACAAAGAACTTCATAATGCCAGGCTTGCGCCCGCGCTCAATGCGATAGTCAATACCATCCTTTTCAAAATCAATGGTAACCAACATGCCTTTGCCATTGGTCTTATTGATCAAGTTATCTTTCTTGATGTTAGTAAGTGCATTACCGTACAAGGCGAAGCTTAGTGCATTGATGATGGTTGTTTTACCTGTGCCATTACGTGCGCCAGTATCGTCGCCGCCTAAGTCTAAGTTTTCACCAAGTACTAGCGTCAAGTCATTGCGGTCAAAGTTGACGGCTTGCGTGGCATTTCCTACGCTCATGAAATTCTTCACGGTTAAATCTTTGATCTTGAAAGTCATTCTTTATATTGCCTCATTAAATTATCTTTCCATGGTAGCATTCTGAGATTGCTGATTTGTGCTGCTTCATGCGGACTCTGCCCTTTTTCGAAGCACTCTTTAATAGGGGTTATATGGTCTAATTGCCATCCACCTTCTACACCGCATAATGTCCTTGGGTAGTTATTAGGGTTAATTGCATCTTTATGTTTTTCATACATCTTCTGACTAAGTCCGTGTACTTTTCTTGCATACCTAGTATATTCTTCGATATTTGGATTACGAATTGGCCTAAGCATCCCCTTATACGATGGATTTTGTGTAAGCATCTGGCATCGTGGAGAACAAAATCTTTTTTTGGAGGCTTGGTTAACGGTAAACGAAGTTGAACAATCTTTACAAATGCAACTACGGGTAACTTGCCGTATTTTTTTAATATTTGGTTTTCCAGGTTTAGCTCCGATTGGGATAATGATTCCTTGTTGCTTTCTAAATCGATATACTGTTTGCGGGTGTATGTTTAGCAATTTTCCTATTTCGGCTGCGGCCAATAATGGGTTACTAATTAATTCTATTTCTTTTGTTGTGTAGATTCTTGCGTTAGCCATAGAAATACTCCTTTGGGGTATTTACCTCTTTACAGTTAAATCTTTGATCTTAAACATTAGAGGTTTCTATAGATATCGAGTAGTAGGTTTTTATTGAATTTGCCGTTGTCTAAATTAGTAAGTTGACCAGTAACAATTTGATCAATTGATTCAAATTCAATATTGCCTTGAATTTCATATTCAGTTAAGTCAGTAACCTTAGCTGGGATAAGAGTAAGCTCGCGTAATTTGTATGTATCAACGAACGTTTCTTTAATAAACGTTGCCTCTTCGTAGCTGATATCAATGTCTAAGTTAACACGGCAGTGCATACCGGGTTGCAACATCTTTTCAGTATGAGTGATAACGTCACTAAGTTGGAACACACGGTACTTGGGCTGATCTGGCCACGAATGATATTCGGGATCCTTGCCCCAATCTAAGATAGTTAATCCTCGATCGTCGTCGCCGGCGTCTGCATAGTTGTGGGGGAACGCATTTCCGATGTAGGTAATGTTGCGTTGGGTTTGTCGTTTATGGAAGTGTCCACTAAACACATGACCAAAGCCCTGCATGTCGTCGCCAGTTAACTCACCGTGATCTGGCATGGCAACCATTGCGTTCATTAAGTAACCCGGAAGCTCAAAATGGCCAAACATGTATTGGCCCTTCATCTTCTTCAGCTTTTTATAATCGTCGCCTACAAGCCAAGGGGCAATAGTGACATTACCGTCGCTAAACCAATCATTGCAGATTTGAATATTAGGGAGGTGCTTCGCCCACTCCACGCTCTGAACGTCACGTTTATCGCGATAGTATAAATCATGGTTACCAGGAATAAAATACACACGTTCAAAATTTGCATTCAGATGCTCCAATGCTTGCAGGCTATACCCTAGTGTTAGGATGTTAATGCTTGCGCGGTTGTTATGCCAGTCGCCTAAAAACAAACAGGTTTCGCAACCTTCTGCTTTGGCTTTGGCTGTGGCCCACTTGACAAAGTTCAAACAGTCCTCGTTGTGTAGAGTGCTGTTTGACTTTAAGCCAAAGTGGATGTCAGTAAAGATTGCGGCTTTTTTAAATAAATTACTCATTCACAGATTTTTCGTAAATCGGTTAGATTAGTGGGTAGCATATTAAGATTGTACACTTTTAACCTAATTCCTTTTTTGCCAAGTTGATGTTGTATTACAGATTCGTCCAAAATACTTAAAGTATCCCAGTTAAAGTTAACAGTGGAATCGATATTTTGGATGATGTTATTAACTAATTGATCTTTGTTTATATGCGTTTGCGTAGACATCCAATGTGTATGTATTGTAGACATCTTATCTTGGTTCTGCAACGTATATGGTTGACCTAGCCATTGGATGCACTCACAAATTGTGTCTTCGAAATTTTGATAGAAATCTATTTGACTAATTTTAAAAACATTTCCGGGGCAAGCATCTAACTTAGTTGGGTGCGCTGTTTTAGATAGTGACACTAAGTCTAGTCCGCTAAGTATTTCCCTGAGGATCCATGCCGGGAGATGCTTAATTTGAGAGCTTGCAGCCTTTGAAGGCACCCGTGGGATGTTGATATTATAAATTTCCTTATACAATAAAGAATTTGCAACAATCATTGAGCACACATGCCCCCAAAAAATCCCACCAAATGCAGCTCTAAAGAATGCGTTATTTAATTGCGTTAGTGTGTGCTCAGGGGACGACACTATTGAGATCATATGTAACGAATCTTCTCCAACGCAATCTACAAAATTTTTATAGTCGTTGGATTTCAATGGTGGGTGCATTAAGACAATATTCGAATTTCGAGCAGTGCCAGACCTGATACAAGATCTCCATTGGAAATAATCATCAATTGTTACACCGTTGTTGTTTTCTTTTCTAAAAATGTGATTGTGTGATGCATTATTTAAATCCAACGGAATAGGCATATTGCAGTATTCCTTGATTCCAAAGTAATTTAAGCACCACAGTAACCAATTTCCATGGTTACCAGAGTGATACAATAACGGAATAAGGTTACTCATCGCCATCGTACCCTCCGCCGCCGCCACCGCCCATACCTTGACGAGTATAACTTGGGTTTAGGTTATTCATTTCTAAGATATCGTCTCTCAGATTCTGGTTACGCTTTTCGATGTTCAAGACACGAGTAAAACTGTTAGTGATAGCGGCAGTATAATACGCAAAAGGGTTCTGCGATTTGGATTCGTCAAACTGGAGTCCGATTTGGCTGAGTTGAAGTAGGGCTTGGCTTCGCATTTCGTCATTGTATGTGTATCCTCTCCAGTTAGAGCGTGTGGCGTAACGCTCGCATAATTTCATAAACATGTGCGCTAGCTTGCGGGTCATTGCGCCATGATCCTTGCTATATACGCCGTCTTCTAAGGTACCTTTCCAGTGGCTTCTACCAACTACAACAGGCTCGCCTGCTTCGTTAAGTTTATAATGCAAGAATGGAGGAAAGTTACATTTGGTGTATTTGGTAGTTTTTGCTTCTTCGGGTTCGTCGTATTCGCTTAGGATTTCGTCATCCTCGTCTACCCATGCAGCAACTTTTTTGCCTTTTTTACTATCGTCAAGTGGTACATGCTCCCAACTCATTACCCTAAAAATAACGTCCGACTCGGCAATAGTGTCCAATTCGATTGCAAATTCATCTAGTTTACGCTTTGTGCCATCTGCGGTAGCTAGTTCATGTGCTGCTTTTGCTAAACGTTCTGCTCTATTAGTGCGACCTTCTAAGATATTGGCCTTGTTTAGTCTTTTCAAATCCGGTAAGATGATGTCGTAATCGCCATATTCTGGTTGAGTGTAGCAACAATAGGTGTTCTTACTTTTATGAATTTCCTTTAGGATGTCTTTGTTGTTGAGATAGTTGTGTTTCATGTTTTAACACGTTCCTTATAATAATAGTACATAATATAACAAATAAATACTACAATAGCAAGAGAAATCATATGTCAGACAGTTTATTTTCGTCCGTTTCTAGCATGTTTAACACAGCTAAGGAGAGCGTTGCTGACGCAATAACTTCTGCTGAGTCCAATCCTGTAATAAGAAAAGCACTCAACATTGTTGACCCTGCACAAACCCGTTTAAAAGCAGCAGGATTACTAAAAGGCGGAGCAAAAACATCTGCTACGAATTCTAGTGCCCCAAATGTTTCATTTGCCACTAGCGACACCGACTGGAGATTGAAAATTAGTCTTGCTCAGTCGGCAGACTATTTTTACAAAAATCCAGAAGATGCGGGTATTATGAATCCGCTAGCGCCAACAGGAGGGGTTATTTTCCCTTACACTCCTCAAGTGAGTGTTACACATGCAGCACGTTACGGCTCACAAAACCTTACACATAGTAATTATACCAATTACTTCTACGAAGGTTCAGAAGTTCAAGCAATCAGCATCAGCGGCGACTTTACTGTTCAAACTGTTGCAGAAGGACAGTACTTGATGGCAGCAATTTATTTCTTTAGAGCAGCAACAAAGATGTTCTTTGGGCAAGGTAACAAAGTAGGCAATCCTCCACCAATGGTGTTTTTAACAGGTTATGGTAGCCACTATTTTCCAAATGTACCTTGCGTAGTTACTAGTTTTGCGCACACTATGCCTCAGGATGTTGATTATCTAGCAATACCAACAGGTGGCGGCCAAGCAGTAGCACAAGATGCAGGTAGACCAGTGTCGGGGATGACTACTCGAGTACCAACAAATAGCACATTGACTATAAGTTTACAGCCAATTTACTCTAGAGCCAATTTATACGACAACTTCAATCTTGAAGATTTTGCTGCTGGCAAACTTATCAATGGCAAAGGTGGATACATTTAATGACAACTACATACAACAAAGCTAGCCCTTACGCAGCAACTAATAAATTTGGACAATTTCTAGACCTATTAGAATACCGTGCTATTTCTAAGAAATCTGATGATGTGTCTTACACCATTGACCGTGTTTACAAATACCGCCCTGACATGCTGGCATACGACTTGTACGGTGACAGCGCATTGTGGTGGGTGTTTATTGCACGAAATCCCAATGTTCTTAAAGATCCAGTATTTGGATTTAAGCCAGGTGTGACTATTTACATTCCCAAGAAGGAAACCCTTGTTGCTGAATTAGGAATCTAATCTATGGCAACGTTTAGTAAATTCACCCTAGTAATTGATCCAGTTACTGGACAAGAAGTCGAGTTTGGGTCTTTATCAAAATCCGCACAACAACAAATTCTTGCAGCAGATGAAGCAGCAACAGCACAACAGCTTGGGTTATATTCTGCTGCATCACAAAATGCAGGCACCGCAGTTAACAGTGTAGCGACCCCAGTTAATGAGCCAATTGTGGCTCCAGCGGTTCCGGTAGATCCACCGGTCACAGACGGTGAAGCTGCTAATGAGTTAGCAGCCACACAAAGCGATGACGAACCGATTAGTGATGAGGAATCTGACATCATTGATTCCTCAGACGACTCTCCTACTGAAGACGACGTTGCTGATTTTAATGCTCGACATGCAGCCGATGACGAAGACGCATCCAACGAGTCAGCAAGTCCCGAATCTAAGACACAGCTAGGCGATAGCACAACCGCAGTAGCATCATCATCTGATATTGAAAAACCTACGCCTACTAGAAATCCGTTGCATTCGTATGCTACATCTACTTACGGCATTACGCTGTCTGTATTAAGCAAGGATGCGTACAAGAGTTTAATAAATGGCGAACTTAAAGGTGCATGGCAACCGACGTACAGTTTAATTAGTAGCGGCGGCGGGGAACATTCTAACCGTAGTAAGTTCTTCCACGACGACTTCTATTTTGAAAATCTTAAGATGACAACCATTATTGGACCGAGCTCACAGTCTCGTAACACTAATGCTATCGATTTGTCATTTACTATCATTGAGCCGTACGGCATTACGTTGCTTGATAGAATCATTGATGTATGCGCTGATCCCAAGGTCAATGGCAAGAACTATTTGCAACAGCCATATTTGCTTGAAATTAATTTCTTTGGTTCAGACGCCCTGGGCAAACAACACACTAAAATCCACGAGTTACAAAAGCGTATTCCTATCAAGTTACTAGAGATGAAAATTCGAGTAACTGCTAAAGGCACAGAATACGCAATGAAAGCAATTCCGTTTAACCACGGTGCTCTATTAGAATCTGTAAACTCCACTCCTGCAAACTTTGAAATCAAAGCTACTAAAGTTAGCGACTTCTTCAATGGCATGGAACAAGGGGAGATGGCTAAGCAAATTCAACAAAAGAACCAAGCTCGCAGCGATGCAATTTTAGCAGCGGGTATTACTAAAGACGATGACGGTAATGATATCCTACCTCCAGGGCAGCGTGTTGGATTAGGCGGCGACGAAAAAGCACTAGCCGCAGCAGAAAAAACAATTAACGCACCTTACTCGGTTAAGAGCTATCCGGGTGCATATAACGCATGGCAACAGAGTGCAGTTGATGGTGCGCACGTAACTGTGGCTAACCAAATTAAATTTGAATTTGATCCCGAGTTAAATTCAGAGATTGTTGACCCTACTAAAGTGCCGTTGTACAGATCTAAGATGACTGTAGCCGATAAGGCGTCAGAGCAGGGAAAAGATGCTAGCACCAGCAGCAAGACTCCGACTAACGACTTTGATCCAAATACTATGTCGTTTAACATTAGCTCCGGTACTAGCGTAGTTGATGTTATTAACATGGTTATGCGTAACAGCAAGTATATTAAAGATCAGGTAGTTGACCCACTAAGCGACAAGAATACTCTCCCAACTGATACTACTGTTAAGTATTATAAAATTGTACCAAAAGTTGAATTGTTAGACTTTGACGACAAGCGCAATGAGTACGCAAAGCTGACTACCTTCTACGTTAAGAAGTACGATTACTATAATAGCAAGAGTCCCAACTTACCAGTTGCAAAACCTAAAGGTGCAGTTAAAGAATACAACTACATTTACACTGGTAAAAACATTGATATCTTAGAGTTTTCCTTGGACTTTGACACAGCTTACTATACTACGGTAGTTGTTAACCGTGAGAAAACAGAAGCAACCAGTGGCGCTGCAAACGCAGACTCGGGTGATGCTAGCAAAGACAATTTAAAAAATCAGCCAACACACAATGACAGAGTAGCCAAGGCAACTACACAACCAGTGAGTGCAGATGCACAAGCAACAGCCACTAACGCCGATTCTGCAAAGTCTGTATTAGTCGCTAATGCAACAAAGAGTATTGCAGCATCAAGTCGTGGTGATATGCTTAACGTTAAATTAAAGATTCTTGGCGACCCTCATTTTATTAAACAAGATGATGTTTATGCAAACCCCGGTCACAGTGATTATGCAGATACTAAAACGTTAATCATGCCCGGAACATTAAACATGGATCGTGTAGAGATTTTCTGTAAGATTAATTTTACAACTCCAGTAGACATGGATGATAAAACCGGTCTAACTAGAAAAGATACTAGATACACAAATGCTGGTTTCAGTGGCTATTACAAAATTTTAACAGTGGAGAGCGAGTTCTCTAAAGGCCAATTTATACAGACACTTGATTGCATTCGCGTATTTGATCAAGACACTCCTAACGAACAAGAGCGTGCTCAATCAAAAGCAGAAAAAGCACGTAGAGACTTTGCTCAAACAGACCCACGTTTAATCAATCAGCAGACTGACGATGAAGATCCGTTTGAAGCGATGCGCAAACAGAATGAAGAACAAGAAGACGAGCCAATTGATGTTGATGAATTGTTTGACACGCCAGACGAAGAAGCCGGGCAGGACGACGATAACAACAGCGAAGAAACTAGCGCCAGCAATGAAGGGCAATCAATTGCAGATGATTTAGATGGCGCACCTGAGATAGATGTAGACACTCAACTAGCTGAAGACAATTCAAGCTCTGAGCCACAAAACCCGTTTGCATAACAGAGAATATATATGAGTTCAGATAAAAGATTAGTTAATAGATTACCAGAGCGGGTACGCCGCGAAGACACTCCCGGGGTACGAATTGACTCGGGGCCCTTCATTGGAATTATTAGAAACAATAATGATCCTACTAGGGCAGGACGTTTGCAAGTATGGATTCCTGACTTGGGTGGTAAAAGCGATGACCCGTCTAGCTGGCGCACAGTAAGTTATGCTAGTCCATTCTATGGAACAACATTCCAACCAGACAACGTACAAAACAACAAGTTTACAGACGTATCTCATAGCTATGGCATGTGGGCAGTAGTGCCCGACATTGGTAACCAAGTAATCTGTACATTCATTGCAGGCGACCCTAACAGAGGGTTCTGGTTTGCTTGTATTAACCCTAATTTAAGTCATCACATGGTTCCAGCAATGGGAACAGGTGGATCAGTTGACAACAACTTAACAACCGCAGGACTTAAAGAAAAGTACGATCCAAATACCAGCATTTGGCCAGTGGCAGAATTTAACGAAAACTCAACAGGTGCGATTAAACCAGGTTGGACTAACAACCCTAAGCCTGTGCATGAGTTCCAGGCAAACATTTTGATCCAGCAGGGACTAGACAGAGACGGACTCCGTGGTGCAATTGGATCTAGCAGCCAGCGAGAAAGTCCTAGCACTGTATTTGGTATTAGTACTCCTGGTAGACCGCTTAATGATCCGATGGATAACCCTCAATATCAAGCTAAGTTGAAAGCCGGTACACTAACGGAAGCAGATACTGCGATTACAGGTCGTAAGGGTGGCCACACTTTTGTTATGGACGATGGATCATCAACTGGTGCTGATCAGTTAATGCGTTTACGAACAGCAGGTGGGCATCAGTTGCTAATGAACGACAGTGACCGCGTTGTGTATCTTGCTAACAGTGATGGCAGTGTGTGGCTTGAGTTTACTGGTGGCGGACATATTAACGTATTCAGTGCAGCAGGCATTAACATGCGCACTGATGGTGAGTTTAACCTTCACGCAGGAAAAGACATTAACATGCACAGCGGTGGCTCTATTAAGATGAAAGCCGATGTGTCGATTAACAGCCAAGCCAAAGATTACACAATTAAAGCCAGCAACAGTGTGGGCATCCAGTCTGGTAAAGTTGGAGTATTAGCAGACGGTGCGCTGAGTTTGCAGTCTGCCAATGGCGGATGGTTAAGCGATGGTAAACTAGCACTGCAAGGCAGCAAAGTATTGCTTAATACCGAAGCTCCGGCAGCAGTTACGCCAGTGGCAGATATTAAAACAAACAAACAAACAGATACCGGATGGGATGACAAAAAGGGTATTTGGTCAAACCAAGCGGACGTATTTGAAAGCATTGCTACAATTACTCCATCGCACGAGCCGTGGCCACGTGGTCCGGGCAAAGGTGCAACAAAGAAAGCAGTTAGTCAGTTTGCTGCGGCACCACAGCCAGTTAAACCTACTAGCGTGTGTGCTCCGCCAGGACAAACATTGCCACCTAACATCAATAACATTACCCCAAGTGGGGGAAGCAATGAGGCAATGCTTGAGTCTACATTAACTGGATATGGGCTAACTGATAGAATACAAATTGCAGCGATTATGGCACAGTGTGCCCATGAGTCCGGTAACTTCCAGTTCTTAACCGAACTTGGAGCAGACAGCTACTTCCAGAAATATGAAGGTCGTGCAGATTTAGGCAACACACAGCCGGGCGATGGACTAAAGTACAAAGGCCGCGGGTTTATTCAGATCACAGGTCGTGACTTATATACCCAAGCAGGAGCTTACTTGAACATTGACTTGGTTAACCAGCCACAGTTAGCAGCAGATCCAGCAACAGCAGCAAAGCTAGTATTGTTCTTCTTCTTCCAGTTTAAGAAAAGCAGAACCGCCGGCGTCAACTGGGGCGATGTAACCGCAGTAACTCGAATTGTTAACGGTGGTACAAACGGGCTACCTGACAGGGTTGCTAAATTCTCTGCGTACACACAAAAATACACTAACGGAATCGTTATAACAGGATCAGGTGGCGTTCTAACCGACGGCAGCGGAAACCCAGTAACAACAGGATCTACTAAACTAGATCCGGGGCCAGACATTGCAAAGAGCAAGTCAGTAGTAAGTCCTGCACCAGGCGAATCAATGAAGAAACAAGATGCCCCAAATCCGGGCGCAATTACTTCAACTGAATCTAAGATTCCGGGACTGATTCCTACGCAAATGAAAGCACTGATGATCGAAATTGGATTTGCAGAATCCAATTCAGACTATGCTGCACAAGATACAGACCTAAACAGAATCGGTCGTTATGCAGTCAACGCTAATCTATTGCGTGACAACGGATACATCAAATCTGACTACGTTAAAAAGTACAAAGGTGCTGCTATATTCCAAGCTGGTGCATGGACTGGCAAAGATGGTATTAGTGATGCAGCGGGATTTACTAGTGCAAAAGGAACACAAGACACGCTAATGGAGAAAATTCTCAACGATTACTATACAGCGTTAGTAAGTAATCGAGGTATTCAAATTGAAGACGATGTGTGTACCGTTGCAGGCATGATGAGTGTTGCATACTTCTTACGAGACAGTGAGCGTGGATTCTTTAGCGGTAGTCCGCCTGACCAAGCTAAGTTCTGGAGAGAACAGGGTAATAACATCACCAATGAGCAGAAGCAAACACCAGATTCTGCATACAATCAAGGTCGATATGCGATTGACGTATTAAGTATATCAACTGCTGGCGCAGCTAGCGGAGCAGTTGGGACTATAACTCCATCTACCACTGGTATTGATCCCAACGAAGTGTTTACATTCACAAACCGCAGCGGCGATGCAGCTCACTTTGATGTTGCAACCGTTGACTTTAAGGATCGATTGCTACAAGCAGCCCGTGACTACAAAGCAGCAACCGGCAAGAAAGTTACTATTAGCAGCACAGTGCGTACACAGGATGAGCAGACATCAATTTACGATGGATGGATTGCTGCTGGCGGTCAGTTGCCGGGGAACCCAACAGTTAACGTTACCCCATACGGTAATATTAGCAGACCAGTTAAGACAGTTGGCAATCACGGTCTAGGTATTGCAGCAGACATTGGGGTTGCAGATGCAATCGCAATGGAGAGCATGGGCATATTAGCCAAGTACGGCTTATACAGATTTGACCCTGCAGGCGATCCACCTCACATTCAGTTAAAGCCCGAGCTACGCCCAGCTAATTTAGCAACTATCCAGAGTTTACCCGGCAATAGCACAGCATAAATATTACTATGGTAACTTATCGCGGATTTAACACAATTAACCAAGTCAAGAAGTTTAGATTAACAGATCTTGACTTGGTTAAACGCAACCTCTTAAATCATTTCATGATTCGCAAAGGGGAGAAGTTAATGCAACCAAATTTTGGTAGTATTATCTGGAACATATTGTTTGAACCATTGACTGAGGAAACTAAAAAGGTTATCCTTGATGATGTAACAACGATTGTAGGGTACGATCCGCGTATTGCAGTGGATGAGGTTATTATCCAGGAGCTAGGCAACGGGTTGCAACTGCAAATAGCATTGACTTACAAGCCAGGTAACACCACAACAAGCATGACGTTAGCGTTTGATAAAAATAGTCAAACGCTAACTATGTCTTAATAGTACCACTTTTTACACGCCATAAATACTGAATAAGGTATAGATATGGCTACTACAACACGTCAAACGAGTTTACTTGTCCAACAGGATTGGACAAAATTGTATCAAACTTTCCGCAATGCGGACTTCCAAAGTTATGATTACGAAACGCTACGCAAGTCAATGATTGACTATTTGCGTACTTATTATCCTGAAGATTTCAACGACTTCACTGAGAGCAGCGAATACATCGCATTAATTGACTTGATTGCGTTCCTAGGGCAGTCACTTGCTTTCCGTACAGATTTGAACGCACGTGAAAACTTCTTAGATACAGCAGAACGTCGTGATAGCGTATTAAAGCTAGCCAAGCTAATCAGCTACAATCCTAAACGAAACCTACCTTCCACTGGTTATTTAAAAATTAACAGTGTAAGCACGACCGAAACAATTACTGACAGCAACGGCCTAAACTTAGCTAACTTGCTAATTAGCTGGAATGATGCTGCAAACGAAAACTGGTTAGAGCAATTTACTTCTATTATTAACGCATCCTTGTTAAGCAGTCAAGTAGTAGGCAAGCCCGGCGCAAGCAACACAATCAATGGCGTATTAACTGATGAGTATGGCATTAGTATTGTTCCTGGGGTACTACCAGTTTACAAGTTTACATCTTCTATTGAAGGAGTGAACATGCCGTTTGAGGCAGTTAGTGCAACCAGCTATAACCAAAGCTATATCTACGAAAAAGATCCAAAGCCAACGGGTGTGTTTAACATCTTGTCTCGTAATGACAACCAAGGCAACGGATCAAATAACACAGGCTTCTTTGTTTACTTTAAGCAAGGTGAATTAAAGAGCTTGGACTTTTCTCTAACTGATAGCTTGCCTAACCGTGTTGCTAACATTAACTTTGACAACATCAACGACATTGACGTCTGGTTATACCAATTAACATCGTCAAACATTCCTGGCGCTAAGTGGACACAGATTCCAGCCATTGGCGGATTGAACGTAGTATACAACCAAGAAAGTCAGCGTAACCTATTCCAAGTAGCAACTCGTGCAAACGACCAAATTGACTTGGTATTTGGTGACGGCGCCTTTGCAAACGTACCACAAGGTAACTTCCGTTTGTACTACCGTCAAAGCAACGGATTGAACTACAAGATTACTCCCGACGAAATGCAGGCTGTGTCGTTTAGCATCAGTTACGTTAGCCGTACTAACCGCATCGAAACTCTAACTATCTCTGCTAGCTTGAACTACACAGTTACAAACAGCAGTGCAAAAGAGTCTATTAACGATATCCGCACAAAAGCACCTCAACAGTACTATACTCAAAACCGTATGGTGACTGGCGAAGACTACAATACATTACCGTTCACTAGCTTTAACAACATTTTAAAAGTTAAAGCAGTAAACCGCTCTAGCTCGGGTATCAGTCGCTACCTTGATGTAGTTGACAGTAGCGGAAAATATTCTAGTACCAACATCTTTGCACAAGATGGCATGGTGTATAAGAACTATCAGAATACCACAACATCGTTTACATATTCAACGATTAACGACATTAACAAGACTATATTTAACGTTGCCAAACCAATGATTGCAACCAAAGAGTCTGTGCATTTGTATTACAACACGGCGGCAACGTTTGTTCCATCTACAACTGCAAATTGGACTAAAGTTTCTATTGCAAACGGGACAACCACTGGTTACTTTAACTCAGGTACTAACATTGGTATCGGTGCAACAGGCAACTATCAATACATTACAATGGGTGCATTGATTAAATTTGTGCCGCCTACAGGATTTTACTTTGACAAGAACAATCAGTTGCAAGCAGGTACTCCTACATTAAACACTGACAAGACTTACATTTATGCGTCGGTTGATTCTACATCATCGCCGACATTGGTAGTGAGTCAGATTGTTCCAACTGATGCAATAATTGAATCTATTATTCCTGTCTTCAAGAATGACTGGACAACTTCTTTAATTTCAAATATTGCAAGTCAGATTCAAGCTAACAAAAACTTTGGCGTAAGCTATTCTGTTGCAACAGCTGGTGCTCAACCAACATGGAACATTATTCCTAACACTAACTTGAGTTTAGGCGATTACGATCTGGCTTCTGCAGGTACAGCAGTAGATACCAGCTGGTATTTGGCATTCACTTACAACAACGGTCAGTACACTATTACTCAGCGTAATTTGTATTACTATATCGAGAGTGTACTAGAAACTCGTTTCTACTTTGACCCTAAAGTTAAAACTTACGACAGTAACACTGGCTTGATTCTTAAAGACCACATTAAGATCTTGAAGACTAACAGCATGCCTGATTCTTCTGCGGCGCTGTCAGTTGATCAAAATTGGTATGTATATAACAGCATTGTGCAAGCCGACGGCTACCAAGACACTAAGAAAGTATTGATTACTTTCCCTGATTCAAATAACGATGGTATCCCTGATGATCCTACATTGTTTGAAACTCTAGTGGCTCCAGCAGTTAATACATTTAACAAATATGTATACTTCAAGCAAGTGGTAAGTTACAGCAGCTTCGTTGATTACGTAGTAGTTGATGCTGGCACGATTGTTGCTACTTACGGAACTAAAACAGCAATTTCATTAAATGCAAGTCTATATAACGAGACACAGATCTTCTACGCATTTACTGAAAACAAATTCTATGTACTAACTAACGGAAACTTAATTGAGAATACTCAATATATTGCCCGTGTTGGTCGCCAAGACTTGTATTTCCAATACCGTCACAATAGTCCTAACAACCGTCGCATTGACCCAAGTCCAAACAACATCATGGATTTGTATTTGTTAACAAAGACTTACAACACATTGTACACAGCATGGATCCGTGATAGCAGCAATAAAATCACGCAGCCAGTTGCTCCTACCACTGAAGAATTGCGAGTTGACTTTAGTACCCTAGAGAACTTAAAAGCAATGAGTGATACTATCATTTATAACTCTGCTAAGTTTAAGCCAATCTTTGGTGCTAAGGCTCCACTGGCATTACAAGCAACATTTAAAATCGTTAAAAACCCTAACGTTACAGTAAGCGACAATGACATTAAGAGTCAAGTGATTTCGGCCATTAACGCATACTTTGACATCACTAACTGGGACTTTGGCGAAACGTTTTACTTCTCTGAGTTGAGCGCATATCTACATAACAAACTAACTCCTAACGTGAGTAGTATTATCATTGTTCCTAGTTCGGGACAAGGACAATTTGGCGGCCTGTATCAAATCAATGCAGAGCCAAATGAAATCATTACTAGTGCAGCTACAGTTGATAACGTACAAATTATCAGCGCAATCACCGCATCACAATTGAACCAGACTGCATCTGGGTTAAATATTGTATAAGACATAAATTGAGATAATAATGGCAGCTACAAAAACAATTAACTTTTTACCTGAGATTTTTCAGACCGATACAAACAAGAAATTTCTTAACGCGACCCTAGACCAATTAATTAGTGAACCTAATTTTAAAAAGGTCAATGGATACATTGGTAGAAAGTTTGCGCCGACGTTTAAAACAACTGACAGCTACATCAGCGAAATTGATGCAGCTCGTCAAAACTATCAACTTGAGCCAAGTACTGTAATCGTTAACCCACAAACTGACACTGTTGATTTTTATAGCAGCTATGTTGATTTAATTAACAAGATTAAATTTTACGGTGGTAATGTTGACAACCATAGCCGTTTGTTCTCTAATGAAATGTACAGCTTTGACGGTAAGTTTGACTTTGACAAGTTTATTAACTTCTCGCAGTACTACTGGATTGAAAATGGCCCTGAGTCTGTTATGATCAGTGCCAGCGGTGTACCAACTGAATACTCTTGGGATGTAACAATTGATTCTACTACCGGTGCATACAACTTCGCAAGTAAAGCTGGCGCAGATAACAACCCAAACATTACACTAGCATACGGTGGCAAGTACACCTTTAACGTTAAGGCTGGCGAATTCTGGATCCAAGCTAAACCCGGCACTAGTGGATTTGACAGCGACCACCCAAACATTAACGTGCGACAAGTTCTTGGCGTAGCAAACAACGGAGCCACAACAGGATCAGTTGAGTTTATTGTACCGCAACCAAACGGTCAATCGCGTTACACTGATATGCCATTGTCACAAAGTGTTGACTATGCTACTACTATTGCATTCAGAGACATCAATGGTGCAACCTCTGCAGACTTTATCTCTCAGTTTAATGGCTTTGATGGTGTTTCTGCTGCAATTAACGGTAAGAGAATTATTTTTGTTGGTAGTAACATCGACGAATACTACTGGACTAGCGCACTAACAAATAACGATGTAGTTCCAACCGCCGACCGTTCTAAAACTTGGCAAGTACAAGTGGATCAAAACACTGACATCATCACTTTGGTGCCAGCAGAGATCGTAAACAAGAACGAACGTGTTTACATTAAGTCTGGTAATACAAATGCAAGCAAGAACTTCTTCCTTGACTACACTGGATTCTATAAAGAAGTACCATTATTAACTGCTCCGTTGAAGACATTGTTCTATCAAAACTCATTGAGCGGATTGTCAGCTGGTATTATTTCTCTAGTAGACCCAGCAAGTGCAGTAATTGATCCAGCGTCGGACATTGTAGGACAGAAGTCGTACATTAGTCCAACTGGTGTAGTGTTTACTAACGGACTTCGTATTAGATTTGATACTACAGCAATTAACGGGTACGCAGATAACGAATACTATGTTGAAGGCGTTGGGTCTGCCATTAGATTGGTTCCGGTTGCGGCATTGATTGCACCTGAGCTACCAAACTTGTCCACTCACGATTATTTGACCATTAACCGTAGCAGTTTAAGTGTTAACGCATGGAGCCGTAGCAATCGCTGGTTCCACGTTGACGTGTTAAAAGCTACCGCAGCATACAACAACGAAGACTTAGTCTTAGATCAAAGTCTAAGAGCAAGCCGTTCTATCATTGAATTTGAACCAGACGTTCAATTGTTTAACTACGGTTTTGTTGCCAAGAACCCAATTGACATTTTTGATACTAGCATTACCAATGCTTACACTCAAATTGAAAACAAAGCCACAGACAACGACACTACATTAACTGTAACCAACAGTGGTATTACACTGACACTAACACACGGCGATAGAGTAATTTTCTCTAACGATTCGAGTCCAACTGTTAGAAGTAAAATTTATGTGTTTAAAATTGTAGACATTAGTGAAAACATTAACGTCCAACAATACATCGGTAACATTGTTGAGGCAGACGATGCAGAGATTGTTGCCCGTAATAACCTATTAGTGACTGGCGGCACAAGTGCTGGAAAAGAAATCTGGTATGATGGCACAAGCTGGCACACTGCCCAACAAAAAACAGCAGTAAACCAAGCACCGTTGTTTGATATGTACGACGAAGCAGGAAACAGCTTTGGTGATACAAACTATTATGTTAACACCAGCTTTGCAGGTACCAAGTTATTTTCTTATAAGCCAGGCACAGGCGCAAATGACCTAGTGCTTGGATTCCCATTAAGCTACCGTACGTTTAACAACGTGGGTGATATTCAATACGAAAACAACTTTGATGTTGACACGTTTACATACCTAGTTAGTCCATCAACTAAAGTTGAGAGCATTAACACTGGATATCTACATGTAACAACTGCAATTGATACACACGATACTACAAACATCTGGACAAAGACAACAGAGAAAAGCAAGCAATATCAGATTATTCGTCACACTGCTGATGGAACTAATAACTTGTTTGAAATTGACATATTGCCGAACCCAAGCGCGGATATTCCTAACGTTAAAGTTCTTGTAAACAGTAAAGTAATTGATGTAACTAACTTTGGATTAACACAAATTGGCGCACGATATGCAGTATTGATTAACCCAACATTGTTGGCAGTCGGTGATAGCGTTGACTTGTTAATCTATAGCAGCAGTGTTAGTAAGTTAGGATACTACCAAGTTCCATCTAACTTAGATAATAACTCACTAAACGGAAACTTTACATCATTGACATTGGGACAAATTCGTAATCACTTGATTACGTTAAGTCAAAATTCTCAATCAGTAACTGGTACAGTACCAGGTAATAACAACCTACGAGACATCAACATCAAAGCCAATGGTGGCAACATTTTAAAACATGCTAGCCCAGTGGTGTACAGCAGCTTGTTCTTAGTTGACGGGACAATGAATTTTGTTGACGGACTACGTAACGCACAAAAAGAATATGCCAAGTTCAAGAATAAAATCCTTGAGCTATCAACTCAAATTGAAATAGATGTAAACGACATTGCCGGTTCTCTTGATACTATCATTGGTACAATCAATGCAGTAAAGAACTCCAACTTCCCTTGGTACTATAGCGATATGGCTCCGTGGGGACAAAACAAAACTACTCTGCCATTGTATACTGTATTAGATCCACGAATTCGTGAATACGAATTAACTAAGATCTTTAATGATACTGAGTTAAGCAATCTTGCGGTGCTGGTATATTTGACTCGCACAGTTAACGGTGCAACCACAAAAGAATTGCTAGTTAAAGGTCGAGACTATGTGTTTAACAGTGACAGACCTACTATCACTGTGGTTGATTCGTTCAACTTAAACTACAACGACATTATCACTATCGTAGAATATAGCAATACCGACGGTAACTATATTCCTGAAACACCATCTAAGATGGGTATGTGGACTTCATCGGTTCCGATGATCTATTCCGACGATACATTTGCTAGTGGTCCAGTTGATGTAATCCAAGGACACGACGGAAGCATTACACCTGCGTTTGGTGATTACCGCGATGCTATCTTGCTTGAATTTGAACGTAGAATCTACAACAACATTAAGCAAGAGTTGACACCATTGGTTGTGCAAGCAGGAAGCCAATTCCCTGGACGTTTCCGTGTAACAGATTACAGCCTAGCTGAATTTAACCAAGTGTTAAGCTCAAATTTCTTGAGCTGGGTTGGTAACAACAGACTTGACTACACTACAAATAACTATTTCCAAAGTAACAATCCTTGGACTTGGAACTACAAAAATTTCAAAGATGTGCTAACAGGTGATTACTTACCGGGCACATGGAGAGCAATTTTTGATTATTTCTACGATACAGATCGTCCTCACACACATCCATGGGAAATGTTAGGTTTCACCGAGAAGCCAGATTACTGGGATGACCGTTACGGTGCCGCACCATACACAGGTGGTAACTTAGTACTATGGACAGACTTGAGTTTAGGTTATATCCATGCAGGAGACCGTGCAGGTATCTACGCTGAGTTTGCTCGTCCTGGATTATTGAATATTATCCCCGTAGATGACAACGGTAATTTGCGCAGCCCTGAAAAATTTGCAGTACTAGATTTTGATAGTTCGAAGGCAAACTCGAGCTATGCAGTGGGCGATTTTGGCCCAGTTGAAACTGCATGGCGCCGTAGCAGCGATTATCCGTTTGTTTTAATGCAAACATTGGCTCTGTTAAAGCCTGCCTACTTCTTCTCAAACTTTGCTAACATTGACCGTTACAAGTACAATAATAACATTGCACAATACCTAGTAAGCCCAGGTAACCAACACCTTACTCCTACTAGCTTAGAAGTAAACGGTGCAGTAGATTCCAATGGCAATATCCAACGCACTGCTGGATATGTTAACTGGATTAGCGATTACCTAAAGAACTTAGGCATCGGCGAACCGCAGGCTAAAATTAAAACTTACCTGAAAAACTTAAACGTACAGTTGAGCTACAAAGCAGCAGGTTTTACAGACAAGCGTTATATTAACTTGCTAGCGGAACAAGGTAGCCCAAACTCAACTAGTGACAGTATTATTATCCCTGACGATAACTATCGCGTTGAACTGTTTAAATCAGTTCCTACTAATAAGATTGCGTACAGTGCAGTTATTGTTGAGCGTAGTCAGAATGGTTACACAGTAAGCGGCTACAACCTAAGCAGCCCTTACTTTACAATCGTACCTAGCCTATCTAATAACAACGCCTATACGATTACTGCTGGTAAAGCAAGAGGCGTAATATACAAAGACTATCAGAAAGTTCGTGTACGTGTTCCGTACGGATTTGAATTTAAAACAACACAAGAAGTAGTTGACTTCTTGGTAAGCTACCAACGTCAATTACAAAGCCAAGGTTTTGTATTTACAGAATTTGATAATGACTTAGGTGCAAAGCAAGATTGGATATTGAGCGCACGAGAATTTTTAACTTGGGCACAACAAGGATGGCAAGCTGGTAATGTTATCATCTTGAGTCCAGTTAACCAATCGTTGTCAGTAAAGTCAACTAACACAGTAGTGGACGAGATCACAAACTTGCCAACAGGATCTAAAGTAATGGATCCTAACTTTAGTGTAATTAAACCTAGTGCATTCTCAGTGATCCGCGAAGACAATAAATTTAATATCTCAACCACTAAAGGTCAGACTATTGCGTTTGCGGAATTGCACCTAGTGCAGTACGAACATGTATTAATATTTGATAACAAGACTTCGTTTAACGATATTATCTATAGTCCAGACACTGGTAACAGACAATACCGCTTGAAACTAATTGGTAGCAAGACTGCTGATTGGTCTGGAGCACTTAACCCGGCTGGCTTCATCTACAACAACAACAAAGTTGATGAATGGCAACAAGGCAAGGACTACAAAAAAGGTTCGTTAGTTTCATACAAGAATAGTTACTATGTTGCATTAGGCAAAGTAGTTGCGGCTGATTTGTTTGATATTAAACAGTGGAAGCAAATTGACCAGAACAGCATCAAGACTGGTCTGTTGCCTAACTTTGCTACTAACGCTGCAAAATTTGAATCTATCTACGACATTAACAATCAACCAGTTGATGAAGAACTAAACTTCTATAGCAACGGTATTACTGGATTCAGAGAGCGTCAGTACTTAACTGACTTAGCACTTGATGTAGAAACACAAAGCAAATTCTACCAAGGGTATATTAAGCAAAAAGGTACAAAGAACGCGATCCTTGCATTGGCGCAAGCGCAGCTAGCTAACATTAGCAACGAGATTACCGTATCAGAAGAGTGGGCATTGCGTGTCGGCGAATACGGCGCAACTGATAGCGATCGTTTTGTTGAATTGCAACTCGACGAAGCGATTATAACTAACAATCCTGCACCGATACAGCTTCTAAAAGATAATGAAGTTCCATTGCGTGGAGTAGCACATTACTACCCTCGAGAAGTATACAGAAGTTCTTTAACTCACACTCCCGACATGTTTGGTGATTATGTGTCAACTGCCGATGACGTGGGCTATCCAACTGCTGGTTATGTAAACATTGATGACGTAGATGCTACTATTTTTGACATTCAAAATTTTGCAGACCTTGGAAACGTGTTAAACAAAATTGGTACTGGATTTACTATCTGGGCTGCAAAAGGGTTTAGCGGAGACTGGGATGTTTACCGAGTAAGCGAAACAGAGTGTGCGGTCACAGGATTGTCATACAGCATCAACAATTACGCAACAGTGACCACAAGTGCAGAGCACAATTTATCAATCGGTGATATTGTTGCAGTTCGTAGATTTGATGATAGATTTGATGGCTTCTACCAAGTGTATGCCATTAATGGAATTAACAGTTTCACAATTGGATTGCGCCAAAACTACAAACTACTAAGTCAGTTACAGACAGTGTCGGGTAACGGAATTTTATTTAAGTTAGCAAGTGGTCGTATGGCAAACCCAACAGAAATCGACTCACATACTCCGCCATACGGATGGGTACAGAACGACAAAGTCTGGGTTGATACATTGGATGCAGCAGGTAACTGGGGAGTCTACAATAAAACTAGCCCATGGGAATCTGCAACTAAGATTTATCTAAACAGCAGTGAATACCAGGGCCAAGACAACTTTGGTCAAAGTTTGAAAATTTCAAGCGATGGTAAGATTATGTTTGCTGGCGCTCCAAATAGCGGCACCGGTCGAGCAGCGATCTTCTTAAAGACAACCGATGGCGAATGGTTAGAAAACAGTAATTTCGTAGTTGGTAGCACAGGTACTAGCGGCTTCGGACAAGTAATTGATGCTAGCGATAGATCGTTTGTAATTGCAGCCCCAAGAAGTTTGTCAAACACTGGTTATGTGTACGTATACTCTGTAGACGTAGCAACTGGCGTGTCAATGAGTCAAGTCATAACGGTACCAACTGGACAAGCAAACGACTTATTTGGCGCAAGTCTTGCAGTTAGTCAGAATGGTAACTGGTTGTACATTGGTGCGCCGGGCGCAGGAAAAGTGTATGCTTATGGATTGTTTGCTGATTCTACTAATATCCAAACTCTTGCAGCCACTGGTAGCAATAATGACTTTACATTAACTAATCAAACAATTACAGATCCAAGTGAGCTGCTAGTTAACGGTGATACGACGTTAGTTCCTAACGTTGATTTTACAATTATCGACGTTAGTGGAACATACAAGATCCGATTCTTAGTTAACGGCATGGCCACCCCGCCTGCGGCTGGCCCAATCCTAGTAACAGTACACTCTCGTTACAAGTTAATCGATACATGGATTCAGGGCAACGGGTTTGGTACTAGCGTTGCATGTAACCCTGCAGGAGATCAAATTGCAATTGGTGCAAACACTGCAACAGTCGGCAGCGTTGCTAATGCTGGTAAGGGCTACGTATATGACCGTATGGTTGAAGGCTTCTATGCAAACGGGTCGAATAACACATTTATCCCTGTGCGACAAATCGGTAGCACACGCAGAGTAACAGCAAATAATGTAGAACAAATTGCAGGAGTTGATTACAATATCGTCGGTAACAACGTTCAATTTGTAGTAGCTCCGACAGCAGGTACATTGATTAACATTGAGACTAACCAGTTTAACTTGATTCAAACATTGTCTAGCAGTACTGCAACTGATGGTCAACGCTTTGGTACAAAGGTAGTTATTAGTCCAGACACTACTAAGATTTACTTTAGTGCTCCGTACTTTAACTTGCCGTACTACAGAAGCGGCGCAGTATACACCTTTGCAAACCAAGGTCGTCTATACGGATCCATTATTGGTACAGTAGCTAATCCAACAGTTACGCCAGGTCACAGTATCCGTGTTAACACAGTTGAAATTCAGTTCACTAGCAATACATTGGCGCACGTTGTTAGTAAGATTAACGGTGCTGGTATTCCCGGTATTACAGCATTTGATGACAACGGTCACTTGAAGATTGTGTCTGCTCGTGTTACTTCGTTTAACAACATTGGTGTGTTAACTAAGAGTAATAAACTAGACGTATTGCCGGGCAGCGGAACTACACTGGCTCCTGGAACAGGAACAGCATTAGTTGATTTGGGACTAACAATCTTTGTTCAGACTCAAACTATCACACACCCAATGAGCAATGAAAACGAATTCTTTGGTTCGGCTCTTGCTATTAGCGACAATGCCACAACATTGGCTATTGGTAGCACAGGTGCTAAGACTATCAACGGAACATCGTTTGATTCAACCGAAACGACATTTGACGTTGGTAGCTTGAACTTTAAGGATGCTATTGCCAACAGTGGTGCGGTATACATTTACGATTTGATGGACAACCCATTTGAATCAATTGATAATCCAGCATTGTTTGCTTACGTACAACAGTTGCAGGCACCGGCACTTGATGACAACTTTAACTTTGGTGCGTCAATTGACATTGTTGGTAATTACATTGTTGCTGGCGCAATCAATGATTACTCAATTACTGCACGTGGCGGTAGCATCTATGCGTTTGAAAACACAATGGGCACACAAGGGTGGGACTTGATTCGTTTCAATGAAACTCGTGTTGAGCCAAACAGCATTGACAAGTTGTACATCTATAACACAAAGACACAGAACATTACTGCTAGACTAGATTACTTTGATCCAGTTAAAGGCAAGTTGTTGGGTGTTGCACAACAAGACATTGATTATGCAAGCATAACTGACCCAGCAATTTACAACGACGGTACTGGTGTCGACACTGGCCCTACTAGTAAGTTTGATACAACATTCCACTGGACAAATGCACAAGTTGGCAAGACATGGTGGGACACAGATCAAATGCGTTTTATTGATTACGAACAAGGTGATATTGTGTACCGTAGCAAGCACTGGGGTGATATGTTCCCTGGCAGCAATGTTAAGGTATACGAGTGGGTTGAGAGCAGCGTATTGCCAAGCAAGTATGTTGAAAGTGGCGGCAACGGAATTCCTAGAGATGACTCAAACGGCGCATTTGTTAGCTATACATTTGTTGATGCAGCAACTGGCTTGTTTAAGACATTGTATTATTTCTGGGTAAGTGATAAAACCACTGTTGATGTTATCAAAACTAACAGAACAAACAGTGTAAGCACAATCCAACAAATTATTAAGAATCCAAAAGACCAAGGGATCTCTTATGTTGCTGCATTGGCTAAAAATGCAATTAGTTTGTACAACGTGAACTCGTTCTTAACAGGAACAGACGCAGTGTTGCATATTGATTACAGCCCTGCAACTAGCACAAACATTATTCATAGCGAATATCAGCTAGTTGAAGAGAACAGCGATGCGACACCAATTCCGACTCGTATTATTACCAAGATGCAAGACAGTTTATCTGGGCTTGACCGTGCGGGATTAGTAGTACCAGATCCGGAGCTAACTGCGGTTGCACAGGTAGGTATTGATATTCGTCCTCGCCAAACTATGTTCGTGGATCGTTTAGCAGCACTAGAGAATTTTGTAAAATACGTAAACAGTATTTTTGCATTGTACCCGATTGTTGACAGCAGAGACATTTCTACATTAGAAGCAGGGGCGCCAATTCCGGCTGCTGGTACAGGCGAATGGGATGCTAAGATTGCAGAGCGCATTGAATTAGATTACATTGTAACATCAGCTCTTGCTGATGGCTATAAGATCTTAATTGAGTCTGACAGTGAGCATAGTGGCTTATGGACAATCTTTAAATGGATTTCTGCAACTCAAAGCTGGTTCTTAGTAAGAATTCAAAGTTTTGCCACCAGCATCTACTGGACAAAGATTGATTGGTATGCAACTGATTTTGACTACACTCAAAAGCCAACACACACCATTGATCGTTATTACCAACTTGATAAGCTAGCTTTAACAGCAGGCGACACTATCAAGTTGAACGACAATGGTGCTGGACGATTTGTGTACTACCGTGTTGCTAGCGATTTATCGTTAACTCAAGTGGGTATCCAAGATGGAACTATCGAGTTGTCAAGCAGCATCTATGACCTGGAATCAGGTAACATGGCGTTCGACAACGACAACTTTGACACTGTTCGATTCGACCAAAACCCTAACCAAGAAGTTCGCTACATCTTTGATAGTGTGTACAATGACATCTTTACTAAGGAAATTAAGGTTGAATTTAACAAGCTATTCTTTGGATTAGTGAACTATATTTTCAGCGAACAAAAGTCCACTGATTGGATCTTTAAGACCAGCTTTATCCGTGTACTACACAAGATTCGTGATCTTGTGCAATACCCTAGCTATGTTAAAGACAACCAAACATTCTACGAAGACTACATTAACGAAGTTAAGCCATATCGCACACAAATCCGTGAATACGTACCTTTATACAGAGGTACTGATTACCTACACGCAGGTGCAACAGACTTTGACTTGCCGTCGTACTACGACACAGTGTCTAGTACATTCCGCAGTCCAGACGGCACATACACAACCGACGCTGAGTTGTTAACTACTGCAAATTATGCAGACTGGAATAACAATCACACCTATAGCGTAGTCGAAATTGACATCGCAAATGGTGGTACTGGTTATACATTGACTCCGAACGTCGAAGTATCGGGCGGCAATGGTTCAGGCGTAGTTGCACATGCAACAATTAACGTCACTTACGGAAACGTTGCAAGCGTTACTATTATTAGTCCTGGTTCAGGCTTTACTACTCCTCCGGTTGTTACTGTTAACGGTAACGGTACTGGTGCAATTCTTGTACCTAAGTTAAAGAACGTATTCTTTAAGCCAGATCCTGCCAGCAGCTACAATACAGTGCGTACATTTGATACAACTATTAAATTTGACCGCACTAACTTTACAAGCAACGTAGTGGACTGGGCTGCAAATACAGCGTATTCTGCAACGGTGTCAACTGGTACAGGTACAGGTAACATCTGGCTAGCAAGTGGCAACTTAGTTACATACAACAATATCATTTACAAGCCAGTGGCTGCAAATGCAAACACTCATGCAACATTTGATTCTAGTTTGTTTGAAGTTGTTAATGCTGGTAACGCACTAATCAGAGCAAACGATCGTATAATGGGCTACTATCAGCCAGGTGTTGGTATGCCAGCTCGTGTGGTCTCTATGCTAATCGACGGCACCGAGTATCCAGGGGTAAATGTAACTGGTGGCAAATTTGATAGCTTTACAAGCAACGTCAATGTTGGTGCAACTGTGGCATTCTTTAGCGCAAACTCAAGTATCATTAGCACTAATGCAAATGTTGATTTCATTGAATTAGGTTACGAATTGAACCAACAAATTACAGTGATTGGGTCAGCTAACAATAACAAGGTATTTGGTATTGTTGACGTAAGCGCAAACACAATGATCTTAGATACTGCCCTAGTATCAAATGAAAGCGTTGGTGCAAACGTAACCCTACGTTACTTAGATTATACTGATACCAGCAAGATTGATGGTACAATTTCTAGTAGCTACCTTGATAGTGCATTAGGTACCCGCCCAGAAGATATTAATATCGATGGTGGTGCATACGTAGACACATTCAGCAGCCATGCTCCTGAAGAGTTGATTCCTGGACGTGTATACGACACATTGTCGATGACAGTATTTACTAAGATTTCTGGCAACACCGTAACTCTTGGGCACAGAGTGTTCCAAAACATGAACGGTCAAGTGCAGTATCACCGTATTACGGATGCAAATACAACCACTTTGATCGCCGACTTATCCCTAAGTGATAGTAACGTTCATGTAACAAATGCTAGCGTATTACCTGCACCTAACGCAGAACAGGGTCATCCTGGTATTGTGTTTATTAACGGCGAAAAGATCACATATTACACAATTGATACTGTAAATAATGTGTTAGGTCAGATCCGTCGTGGTGTTGATGGCACAGGCGCCCCGTTAACTCATGTTGCTGGTAGCCGCGTTGTTGATGCTAGTATGCAACAAATTGTTCCCGGAAGTACCACAACTGAATCATGGTTAAACATGACAGCTAACGTAGCAGATGGGACAGGATTTGAGGGATCTACCACAAGCGAAGTAACGTTCCTTAAAGCTAGCCCAAGTTATACACCATGATAATGAATACAATAAATACAGATATGGATAAAAATATGACAGACGTACAACCAGAAAACAATGCCGTTACTGCGGTAGTTAAGCAGCCTGATGAACAAGGCAACATGACTATCCGCGGTCACATTAAAATTTCGGACCCAGAAACAGGGGAAGTGTTTATTGATAAGCCAAACGCTATTCACTACGAAAATATCAGTGAAGCAATGGCCTACAGTTTAGCTGACAAAAGCGGAAACTTCATTAACGTAATGAATTTTGGTAACGGTGGTACAAGTGTTGACCCAACTGGCGTTATTAACTACTTGCCAACTAACACAAACAGTCAAAACGCTGCATTGTATAATCAAACATTTAGTAAAAACGTTGACGATACTAGCATTGCTAACTTAGACCCAACTAATAATAAGATGGAAATCCGTCATATTCCTGGGCAAGTGTTTACAGACATTCTAGTAACATGTCTATTAGACTACGGCGAGCCTTCAAGTCAAGCAGCGTTCGACAATAGCCAGAACTTAACTGAAGCCTTTGTTTTTGATGAACTAGGTTTGTTCAGTACTGCTGGAAAAATGCTTACTCACGTGGTATTCCACCCAGTACAAAAAGCTCTTAACCGCAAAATTCAAATCGACTATACAGTGCGTATTCAAGCCTTGACTAACCTAAGCGCGATCGGATAATAACGTATGTCATACCTAGTTAATAAAACAGACGGCCAGTTACTTG